TTTTCGAAGGCTGGGCACCACTGCTACCGAGATCAAGGGGGTTTCTGAGTGCCCTGTGCGCTCTCCGCTTCGGGGTTGAATAGTACCGCGCCGCTATGACGAATGAACAGTCGCATTCGTTTCGTGGTGCCCACCTTTCGAACACCACGAAAGATGGGGCAGCCATTTTGTAGGAGGAGTTCGCGAAAAATCAAAGCTGGGCCAGCCCCCTCGACATCTACCAGCAGTTCGTACCAGAAAGTCAGCAACGAGTTGTCGAAGGACTCAGCCGTTTGGTCAATTGAATTGTGACCAAACGTGACCGATCAATTGTGACCAATTGTGACCAAGTGACCAGGAGAGCAGCTTGCAAGTGATTGAAAACGTGGTGGCCAGGGACGGAGTTGAACCGCCGACGCCAGCCTTTTCAGGGCTGGATTCGGCCAACTAATAACAGTTGTAAAAACATCAACTTGCAAGGATAGAGTGCACACATTTGATGGCAAAGTTGTGCACCCACAACGCACCCAACCCGTCGGTGTTCGCCAATTCACCGAACCTTAGCACTTTTGTGCCAGATGCCAGATAGTTACTTTGCGGTATGCTCTTCGGCATGAAAGTTCATTTCCGATCTCATACCGCGTTCTGTAAAGGAGCAGTCCGACCCCCATGTCATCGACCGTGTTGTCGAATTCATCCCATCCCTGTTCAATCTTTGATCTTTCGGAGGCTGAATATTATCTTCTAGCTTCGATCTACTCTTACCCACGAATGGAGCGCGATCTGGCCACTCAACCACTAACAACTCTCATCGGTCGCCGCCTGGTGATCCGCAGGCGGCAGGGCGATCTCTTCGCTATCAGCATGGCCGGAGAGGCATTGCTAATGGCGATTTGGGCGGTCGAGCCCATGGTCGCCAAGCGCCGCTCCGCGAATCAATGTCGCGTACTAGCGTTTCCTTCGATGGGATCATCGGCTTGACATTCTTGACATTTATGCTAATTTGTTTACCGACGTGCACAACATGGTAAGCCAAGGTTTCATGATGACCCAGCAGGACGCGAGCTTTGTAATCCAGATCCTCGAAGACAAGAAAAACGAGATACAACGCGAGTGCGATGCGCAGATTGCCGAACTGGAGGCCAACATCTCACGCTTGCGCGGCGGGCTGGCCGAAACCTCATTTGGCATATCACGAAGCCATCCTGCGGTGCGACCCGGCCAGTTCCATGGCATGAAACGCCGCGCCGCCCTGCAGGCGTATCTTAATGAGCGCCCGGGAGGAGTACTGGTAACCAAGGCCAGCGCTGATCTGATTGCTGGCGGAATGCCCATGGGAAAGGACCCGCGCCGCTTCCGCCGCTATGTGCGCGTCACCATTACACAGAATCCAACCATCTTCAAGTACGACGAATCAAGCGATACCGTTAGCCTCCGCCAGGAGGCAGCCTCACAACCCCGCAAGAAAATTTCTTGACCTATCCTGTTCCGTTTTCGTAACAAAACTTTTTTCTTGCCGCAAGCATCTATGGTTGTGCTAGAGTTCCAAGCCAACTATGGGCACACGCATTCTGGATTTAGGCTGTGGTCATGGCAAAGAACTCTCTCACCTGGGAGTGGGCGAGACGCCTGAGCTCGTAAGCTGTGATCCGCTCCCAGTTTTTAACCGCCAAGCCTTTCCAGATCGCAGGTTTGTGCAAGCAACCGGGGAACACCTTCCGTTTCGCGCTGAATCCTTTGAATCCGTGCTGTGCCTGCTCTCGTTGCCCTACATGCACATACCCACTGCGCTGCGGGAAGCGAATCGCGTACTCATTCGCGGAGGACGTTTATTCGCCAGCGTTCATCCTCTGAGCTTCACCTGGCATGAGCTGAGAAGATCACGCAGTTTTGGCGCGACACTATACCGCCTGTTTGTGATTGTGAACGGGATATACTTCCACGCCACCGGAAAGGCGTGGACGTGGCGCGGGAGGTCGGAATCGTTTCAGACGGTGCGCGGAATGAAGAAGGCTCTCGACCGGGCTGGCTTCCGGATCGTCAGTATCTCGCGGCCAGCGGGAGAGTTCGGAAGGCGGTTGCGGATTACTGCCGAGAAGTTATGAGCGTCCCCGGTTCCTTTGCGCTTGGAGAATCCTGGCTCGAGCGCTGCCACCGTAGAACTGGGGCTGCTCTTTGGCCTTTTCTTGTTCCACGGTTTTCATCGCGTTGAACATGGCCGTGGTGGAATCGTTCTTGAATTCCTTTTCCAGTTTTTCCGCGATGCGGATATTTAGGGGCGTCGACACTCCGCGCGAGGTCTCCCACGATTTGTACCCGTAGCGCGCGGAATCATAAAAGTCGTCGTCCGGCTCTCCCGGAATTTTCTTGACATCGTTTTCGTTTTTGTCGTCGTGCACACGAGACTGGATGGCGGCGATTGTTTTCGGGCACTCACTGCAAATTACCAGTTCTCCGGTTTCAAACCCAGAGTACATCTTCATCGCGCCGCCCACGCGATCATTGTCGGCGCGATGAAATTGGATGCCGTACTTTCCCAATACTTCATTCATCTGAGCAGCCAGCGTGAATCCAACTCCGATCTCGCGGAAGGAGTCAGGCGAAAGAAACCACGGCATCCAGCGTTGCTCGATGGGTCGTCCGTCGTCCCCAAGCGCCCAACGCTTCAGTAGTAGCTCCGCGAAATTGCGCGCGGTCTCCTGGCACTCGACTTCATCTACCACGTAAACTCGGCCGCGTGGCCAGTCCTGCGATTGCGGTTGATGCACAAGAAGATGCGCGGCGCTGACGGATATAGAAAACCCGAAATCGCTCGCTACCCAGCGCGGCCACCACCACTGCTCACCAATTTGCCGTCGCGGTACCACCATAGGTCCGGTGCCGGGACGTGGGTTCTCTAGGCGAATACCGCGGTCGGGTTCAAATACATCAAAGAACTGGCCTTCGAAGATGTCCCAGCAGCCTTCGAGGAGCGCCTTAGCGGTGGCTGGGGATTGCATCTTAATTCTCGCCAGATACTCCGCTGGGTACATGCTGTGATCGCGCACGCTCGAGAGAATGTAGGCGACGGTAAGGTCAACCACTTGACCGTTCTCTAGCGCGATCCGCAGCGGCTGCCCGTCGAGCCAGGTGGTGCCGGTGCGCGGAACTCCTGGTGGCGGAGCAAGATCGGGATGGCAATGCGGGCAGATGCCATTGAAGAAGACATGCTTACACCACTTGTTGCCGACATTCCCCGGGTTGGTCCCAAAGCGTACTCGTACAAACACATTGGGATCTGTACAGCGGTTGCGGGTAACCAAGTACTTGACCATCTTCTCCGGCCAGTGGGTGACCTCGTCGATGCCGAGGGCTGACATGGCATGACCCTGGTACTGGTAAATGTCCTTTTCGTGCTGGGCGTGGCGGAAGTAAAATTCCGCTCCCGATGGCCACTTCCAGGTGTGGGTAGCGCCGTTATAGGTGGCGCCAGTCTGCGAGAACAGCCGCATCGACTGATCGATGGCGCCATCGCCGCCTTCCATTTCGGCGTAGGTTCGACGGAAGAAATACGAGCGCATGGTGGGGTAATCACGCTCTTGAATCAGATCCACCAGCATGGTTGACGTTTTCAAGCTTCCGAGACTGCCGCCCATGAGCAGGATGTCGGCAGAGCAATCAAGCGCTGCTCTTTGCGCGGCCGATGCAGGCAACCAGCGCCGGGCAGGATCAGGCAGTACTTGAACGTCGCTAGGACTGAGCGGGGGCTGCGGGGAGTTGTCGATTAGCATCTTCGCGGTCCAGTTGGTCGCGCATGCGCTCTTCTCGTTCGAGCTTCCAGCGCGATTTGTAGACTTCAAACGCAGTCGCGCCGACGGCTGCCGCCTGCGCGTTGGCTTGGTTGTTGTTGACGATTCGTGGGGCTTCGATAATGCCCAGCGCTTTGTATCCCGTCTCGATGGCTTTTACACGGTCGGCATCGCCGCGCATGAAGTGAGTGGATCCGTTGACGATGATGTGCGCGAGGTTGCTGTCGAGAAAGCCGCGCGAGAGCTTGAAGTCGTCGATCGCTTTTTGGTCGACCTTGGCAAATACCCCTTTGATAAATCCGGGGTCGTTGCTGATCTCATCAATCATGTTCCGGACCACTTCAAGGGAAAAAAGGTAATAGCGGCAGTGAGGCGAGAAACCGGCGTTGATGCAGGATTGGGTCTTATTGCCGTCGGTGAGGACGTATTCGACGGCCAGCCGGCGGTAGTCGGCGAGCGTGGCGCTCTTTTTGCGGCGCGGCTTCTTCTTCGAGCCGGGTTGGGCAGCGGTGCTTTTGGAGGTGGATTTCCCTGTGCGCTTGGTTTCGGCGCTCATAGTTGTACCCTTTGGCTTGAAGTTCAGCCGGGGTTACGGTAGGCCTTGTTGACGCAGGTGCACGCTAGGCCTAGACTGCTGTCGTGTTGTACGGGATTCTCTGGTTAGTGGTGTTGGTTCTGGTGGGGCTGCTGATTCACTGGGTCACTGCTTCTTCAATCCGTCCTTGCTCGAGCAGGTGTTCCTGTTTCTCAAGCAACAAGGGCAAGAGCTCTTCCTGCTGTTGTTCGTCCGCCTTTTCGTAAACCCGCATCAGTTCTTCGAAGGTGAAGTCGTGGACCTTGTCGGCTAGTCCGGTGAGGGTTGAGCGGCGAATGAGTTTCGAAATGTCTTCGGCGCTCAACTGACCTTTTTCGATTCCTTCCTCGAGTCCAGCGGTATCGCCGCGGCGCAGCGCGTCAATGGCTTTCTGGCGGGCGTAATACTTCTCCCGCTCCTCTGTGGTCATGGCTGAGGTATCTAGCTTCGCTGAGGCGATCTGCTGGGCCAGAGCTTCGGCGCCGTGCTTGGGGAAATTCACGTCCAACTGGTTCCAGGCGAATTTCTTCCAGCCTTCATCGGTATGGGAGGCGCGCTCAATTTCTGATCCCATGGGCGAGAGGTTTTCTTTCAGGTAGTGCATGAGTTGTTCGGCTTCGACATCCCACTTGGCGGCTGGATCATAGATGTGCCGACCGGTCTGCAGGTCACGATTGAACGCAAGCTGTAAGGCCCCCATAGTCGCGGGATTCGGGGTTACGGCCTTGGTTAGTGCCTGGGTGGGAGTTTCTTCTTTGCGCGCCACTCGGTCGGCTGCGTGCAGCAAACCAAAAATTCCCGGATAAGCTGGCTCGGCGTCTTTCTCTCCCGTCACCTGCTGTAGGAGTTTTCGAATTGCGCCACCAAGAAGCACCATGCCCAAAGCCATCATAGCCAGCCGGTCCCAACCTTTGGCCACATCCCCTGCTTTCGGTTTCCCGGGTGCCTTCTCTCCCATACCGAAGGCGGATTTTGCGCTCTCTGAGAATGCGCGCAGTTCGCCATAGTGATAGGAACCGAAGATCGTCCCCCACTTCGAAGCCATAATTTTGCCCATGACGGTCGAGTTGAGAATGCGGACTGGCAGACGGTACTCTGGAATGATTCTGCCTACTTCGCGAAAAGCGTCTTTTAGCGAAGTGTTGGGATGGGTTTCCTGATACTCGTAGGCTGCCTGCAGGAACATCATGTCGCTCGCCGGCCAGGCAATCTTGGAACTGAGCGTATGCAGTTTCTGCACTAGAGTCGTCGGCGGGAATCCAATAGCCTTCGCCGCCTTGGTTGCCCAAGGTTCCCCTCTCTCTGAGGCATCGGCCAGTTGTTCATAGAAGAGCTTTACCAGATCGCGGGTAGCATCGTGCGCCGACTGCAAGGGTGCTCCTGCCTCAAGGGCGTCAAGGTAATCCTGATTCTGGTTCCACACCGCATTGATGGCCCGGGCACCGGTCTTTGCCAGCCGGTACATGCGCTGCGGCATAAAGCCAGAAGCGCCGCGTTCGACCATCCAGTGCGCGCCGATATTGATCGGGTGCTTGATGGGGTTGAGCAGGATCTTTGCCCGCATGAAAGAATTCAGCGCATCGAAGGCGTTCGGGTCTCCAGATTTCAGGCGATCGAAAAACCAGTCAAACACTTCGGCGGTGTGAGGTTCGAAGTAATAGCCTTTGAACTGTGGCAGGTTGGTGGTGCGCCAGCCCTTCGGTGGGTTACCTTGTCCGGTGGGCATGGCGATGTCTTTGAATTCCGGCGCCTGTTTGAAGTTTTCTACGAAGTCGTAGGCGGCTTCGGCTTTCTTGGCCTGCAGCCAGTTCACGATAGTTGAGGCTGCGGCATCGTGGTAGTAGCGGACGCCGGAGTCTTTTTCAATCTCGTTTTTCGTGGCCTGTTTCAGCGTCCACACGTTGCCGTCTTTGTCTTCGAATACACGACCTTCGTCGGATACGGAGATACCGCCCAAGTTTTCAGGCTGACCATCCTTCCATGCCGTGACCTGTCCACCGTTGAGCGAGACCACCAGCCGGTCGCCTTTTTTGTAGAGCAGCGATCCTTGGCGCGAGGGGTTCTCGAGTTCAAGCGCCATCATGACGCGATGCTTGGTCGCAGGCATGGATTTCGAAAGCATGTTGGCGCGTCCGCTCCAGCGCTGCCCTTGCTTTGAAATGAAGCGGTCGAGCATTCCGCCTTTGCCTTTGGTTTGGCGCGGATTGTAGTTGGGAATGGTCAACCCGCCTTCGGTGACCTTTTTGAAGGCAGCTTCGGCTTCTTCTTTGAGCGGAAGAAGTACCTTGTCCAGAATCTCATCCTGCTTCGCAGTAAGCGGTGGAACTGGAACCGAATCAGAGTCAGCCTCCAGTGCGTCCAGATGATCGTCGATGGCTTTGCGGTCTTCCTGGGTTACACCTTCGTCCTGCAAGCGTTCTAAGAGCTGTTTCGCGCGCAGCACGCGACCTTCGTGGCGTTTATCGAGGTCGTACATCTCCCACTGTAGTTCGCGCGCACGGCGGGTGTCTTCAAGTTCCTGCTTGAGGAAACTAGAGACGGTTCCGGCAGCTTTTGCCACTGGTCCGGTATCGAATTCGCCAGATTCGTCTTTGTGCAGTCGGTGGAAGAGCGATTCCTGGCCGGGGTGTTTATCCTGCTCAATAGCTTTCAGCTGGTCTTCATAGACCAGGCCAGTTTGTTTTTCGCCATCTACGATGCGGGAGACGCGAAAGATTTTCTGCGGTTCGCCAAACAGATTGGCCTGCTCGCCGGCTTCTTCGACATGGAAGGATTTTGACTTCGACCAGGTTTCAAGTTCTTCGTCGGTCAGGCCGATGGGCTGGCTTGAGGCGAGGGTAGCTTTTGGTTCGGTAGCAGTTCTTTCAGTAGATCCAGTCCCGCGTCCGGCTTCCCCAGTTGTGCTCCGTAGCTGAACATTCTCATGGTTTGCCGGTGCACTTCCTGGAGAAGATTCGAGGCTTTGTCCCGATCCTTCGCCTGTTTCAGTTCTGCCGCTGCTTTCCGCAGTTTCGTCTCCGCGTCGGCGAACTGTTCCTTGATCGCCGATAACTTCTCTTCTGGTGTCGGCGAGGGCTTTTCTGGCGGGGCCGTTTTCTCGCTCATTGAATTTCTCTCCAGCGGGGATTATATCCCGCTCCTCGGCCAAGCGATCAATATAATCTTGCAACTGTTGGGCCTTGTCCAAAATTTCTGGTCCATACATCTCGGCAATGGCTTGGTAGTACTTTCGTGCGGTTGCTTCGGCTTCTTCCGGGCTCAGTTCGTTGGGCGTGCCGGTGGCAATGTCGGCAAAGCCTTCGGCAATGGTGATTTCTGGGATGTAGCCGGCGCGAGTCTCCATGTCAATGCGCGGCTTCATCTTCTGGATGCCAGGATCGTTGATGAGCTCTGCCGGAACACCTTTGGCCAGTACGCCTTTGCCGGGTGCGTGTTGCAGTTCGGCGTGGATCAGTTCTTCGTGCAGGATGCGCAGGTCTTGTTCGGCATTGAGCCGCCCACGGTCAGGCGCAACCGTGATTCCGGTTTTCGGTTGCTCAACCGATTTCAGGTCTTTGATGAGTTTTTCGATATTTTCTGCCGCTGCTTGATCTACGGGGCGCACCTTTTCGGCGATTTCATTCAACCCGTAATAGAGCTCTTCTGCATTTTTCTCCGGGATGCTGGCACCCAAAATGTTGCGGCGCAGGGCGCGCGAGACCAGCCACATTCCTTGCGTGGTCAGTTTGGCGTAAGGCTTGATACCTTCATCGCGAACCGGCGTGGCGTAAGCAAAGTTGGCGATCTTTGCCCAGGCTTCGGGAGAACGGTCAGAGATCAGCGAGAAGCCAAGATTTAGTGGCTCTTCGACGTGGGTGAGGGTGAGTGGAGTTTGCGATTGTTCTCCACCGCGTCCAGATACTCCTTCACGTCCTTGAGTACTTGTTTCTGTTCTTCCGGAGAGAGCTTTGGATACGGCGTCGCGGATGGATTTGTATGCGTCGGATTTGACGGTGGCGGGGTTTTCTTTTCCTGCGAGCCTTCGGGCTGCTTGGTCGAGGATGTCACTGATCTCACCGCCTTTACCGCTCAGCCGATTATAGACCTCTTCCGCCTGCTGAGCGCCAGTAGAAATTTCCTTTGATTTCTCGACTTCGATCTTATTGCCCGCCCGGGCCAGGTCCTCGGCGCGGCCTTCTTTGGAGACAAAGCCAAACAACTTGCGATCCTTGGCCAATTGCTGGCGGATGTAGTCGGAAACCTCGGCTTTTTCAAGCGCCAGGGATTTTGTAATCTCCTGCGAACCAAACAGGTCGGCGGTGGTCTCTTTTTCCCGTCCGGACTCTTTGACGAAGCGGATCAACTCCGAAAGCACCCCATCGGATATTTTCTGGCCGCGAGCTTCTTTTTTGTCCACCAGGTTGAGAATGGCTTTTTGCTCAGCCGGATCATTGGTGGCTTCGCCGATGGCCACTGCTCGACCTGGTCTCAGATCGCCGGATACAACTTTATTGAATAACGGAGTATCGAGGCGCGAGAGTGCGTGGCCTTGGCGCACAGTAGCTTCGCCGAGTGAGATGCCTTCGTCTTTGATCTTCTCTGGCGTCATCCCCGTATCGCGAAAGAATTTGGCTGCATCTACCGGCGTGCCTCGGCCCTCGGCAATGTTCTGTAAGGCTCCAATCGAGCGTGCGCGCTCTGCGGTCGGGGCGACAATGTGGCGCACGGCAATTTCTTTTTGTCCGGTACGTTTGGCCAGTTCAAACCGATGGTGCCCGTTGATCACATACACCTTGCCGTCTTGCGGATCACGCCATACCGAGACCACACCCGCCAAGTCAGGCTTGAATTGGTCCTGTTCTTTGAGCAGGGAAGAAACGCCTTCGGCGTCGGTACCCAGTTTGTACTGGAAGCGGTTGGGCGCAAGTTTCAGGTCGGAGAGTTTCATCGAACCAACTTGCCCGGGTTCGACGCCGGAAGCCTTTGGCGGATTTACCGAACCTTCCGGCACCTGCTCGATCGCTCTCTGATTGACCGACAGTTTTCTCCCGTCAGGCAGGCGCAAGCGTACAAAGTTCATGCCTTCGCCGGCATGTTCTACGAATGCAGTAGTTCCTTGGGGAATGGTTTCGGCTACTTCTTGGTTCTGGCCTTTGCGGACCGGGAAGTCTTTCGAGAAGCGGACTTGCTGGCCTTTTACGAATCCTGCCTTCTGTAGGCTGTTGGCGGGGTTCGCGCTGCCTTCATCGCTCCCGGCGATCCCCCCTGGAAGATTCGCAGGATGTGTGTCGGCTCCGCCGGTACCAGCACCCCGTACTTCTTCAGCGCGTTGCGGCTGGTTACTGCCCTGTGCTTGTCGTTCAGAAACTCCACCAAGCAACTGTTCATGCTGCCCCGCGCCAGCACCCGGCAGATTTGCCCCTTCCTGCCCATGCGGTTCCACCGATACAGGTACAGTTGCTCCATCGCTGGATTCTACTTCCGCCTTCTCTGGGGCTGCAATCTCAAATTTTGGCTCTGGCGCCGCTACCTCGAATGTCTTTTGTTCAACTGCTCGGGCTTGTGCTCTGGTTGGACGTTTAGAGGGAGCGACGCCAGCCTGGGCCGCTCCCTTCTCGCTGGAAGAAGGCGTCCTCCCCTTGGCCGCCTCCTCTGCAAGCTTGTCCTGACGTTCCACTTCGTCATTGACCATTTGGGCCGCAGCTTTCTCGGCTGCCTTGGGTGAATCGATTACCAACAGCTTCCCGTCAGGTCCAATGACCCGGCCATTCTCCTGAAGTATCCGGGCCATCGTTTGGTGGGCTTCCAGCATGCCCTGAGACCGCAGGTTAGGGAGAAGCTTAGAAATGATCTCCGCGACGCGTGTAATGTCATTCTGTGTGATTTCCGTGACCTTTGGCGAGGCAGGTGTAGCAGGCTGAGGTTCTACTGGCGGCATGCCCTGGGCTACCCGGGCCGCGCGCTGCTGGATGATTTCGTGCTGGGCTAAGGCCTGGGAGGCGGGATCGACCGCTACTTGACTACCTTCGATGGTTGGCGGTTCAAGTCCAGCCGGAGCAGGGGCTACGTTTCTGGGGATGCTGACCGATCCGCGCAGGGGACCGAGTCTTCCGCCCAGCCTTACTCCTTCCGGGGTGACCGCAACCGCAGCGCCCGCACCGCGCACGCCAACTGTGCCACCTTTGACTTCTGGAGTCGAGACAAGACTGGCCTTCGGGCCGAGTACCGACCGTGCAACCCCAGGCATCCAGAAGGCCAAATCTTCCGCAGCCGATTGCTGCTCAGGTGTTGCCCCTAGCTTCCTTGCACCGTATCCAACTCCTTTTGAGGCTACAGTGCCTTCGGCCAGTCCTTTAGCGATTGAGACGGGGTTTTCAATTGCCGCTGGCCCCATGAATGGGGTTAGGGCTTCGGTTCCAGCGGCGGCCAGATTGAGCGCACCGGTGCCGCGCTGTCCTGGGATGGCTACTTGCTTGAGTCCACGTTCTACTCGTTTGCCAACTCCGGGTTCAGTGCCAACTGAATCGACATCGGGATTAGTGAAAAGTTCCGCTGCGGTCGCAGCTAGGGCCGAAGCGCTGGGGCGTTGCTTTGGAGCGGACTGGGTGACGTCGCGTTCGAGTTGCTGCGCTTCAGGAGAGACCGCAGTCGGTGCAGGCGTTCCTGCCAGCCACTTTGGCAGGAGAGATTCTGTCTGCATGTAGTCGGGGCGGGGAATCGGGACTTTGCGGATCGCCGCTTCCACCTCGGGACGCAGATCAGGCGTGCCATCTGCTGCCGTGATCTCAAACTCCGGCGCAGAGATTTCAAATTTGGGAGTGGCTGGCGATCCGCCCATAGGGTAGGACTACTGCTGGGTAGCGGTGGCTTCTTTGGCTTTCTCGTCAGCCGCGGTAGCGTCCAAATCTTCGGCTGATGGTTTGGGTGCAAGCGCCGCTAGTTGCATCTCCAGTCCGTGCACCGTCTCTTGCAGGTGATCTTTCTCCGCCTGCAATTCGTCTGTGTCGAAGCGATAGTAGAACGGCTCGTTCTTGATCTGAGTCTCGTGGGGCACGGCAAAATGGCGATCAAAAGCGTGGCGCCAGTTCGCGCCATTCAAGACTCCGCTGCGCTTCGGATCAAGGAACGCAATGTGTAAATGGGGAAAGGGTGAGTTGTTGACCCGCTGTGCGCCAAGTACGATGCCTTGGTACTCAACGCTTGCGCCGGGTTTATTTTTGTCTCCTGGCTCATAGCGAACCAGGGTAACGTTTCTGCCGATTTCAGTTGGTTGCATTTATGGTTGTCCTCCAGAATTTGGTGCGGTCCATTGGCCGCCTTTCGCGACCGCGATAATTTTCCCGTTCATCTTCAGCGTGTGGCCATCGGGTACGCCTTTTGCCGGCGGTGCGCCGGCGGGAATCTGGAATGTTCCACCTGCTGGTTGCGCTTGGCCGTGTCCGCCTTTGGCTGCCCGTCGACTGGTAACTTCGTTTTCAACTGCATCCACCTGCTTGTAGAGCGAGTCGAGCTGAGTGTCGATATTGGCCAACATCTTCTTGGTGGCTGGGCTGTCAGGCAGCATCGAGAGCGGCGCTCGTTGTTTATTCAGGGCGTCGATCTGGGCATTGAACCGGCGTGTGCGCTGGGTGATCTCTCGTTGTTCGGAAGGGGTATATCCGTTGGCATCTACGTTTTCCTTGGATTTGTCGCGATGCTCTTCGCCGAAGAGAGCGGTTGCGCGCTTGTCGCCAAGCATTGCTCCTTCGTCGATGGACTTCGGCGTGTAGGGAATGTAACCACCCGCTTTTGTCCGGATGCGCCACTGGCCTTTGTTCGCCGGGTCTGGCTCTGGTCTTGCGTTCGGCGCGGGACTGTTGGCATCTTCTTCGCGTCTCCGGCGATCTTCGGCCTGTTCGCGCGGTTCAGGCACTTCGCGCTTCACTCCGCCTTTGGTCGTCTGGTAGTAGTGAATTTTTCCGTCTGATCCGGTTTCCTGAAATACTTTGTCGCCAGTTTCATTCTGGAAGGCAGTTTCCTCGCGGTTCTCCTTGGCGAGGTTCAATTTGTTTTCGAAGTTGCGTTGCGCGAGCTCGGCTTCGGACTGCGCCATGGGTACGCCGACCGTGCGTTCGTACTCCAGTTGTCGCTGTAGCGGTGAGATTTGCGCTTGATATTGATTCTGCGCTTGATGGTACCGGCCATACAGAATGTTGTCGGAAGCTTGCGCGCCAGCAGCAGGATTATTCAACCCGGCAGCGGCGGCGATTGGAATCGAAAGCAATCTGCGCCAGATGCTCGGCTTGTAATCTTCTGGCATCGGCTGCTTGATGCCAGCAATTTTATTTTCAATGTCCGACACCTTTTGCCGTTCGGCGGAAAGCGCGCTCATGTCGGGAACGCTCGGAAGCGACGGGGAATTCCCGGTCACGCCAGGATCATCCGACGGTGGAGGTGTAGCTGGTGCCTGCGGAGTCTGCGGTTTCTGGAACATACCCACGCCCTGCGGCATGCCAAACACATTCCGCATCGGCGAAGGGTTGAGCGAAGGCGGAGGTGTCGCTGGGGTTGGCGGTTGCGCTCCCTGCTGCATTGCCCGCTGGGCAAACAATGCAGCTAACTGTGGGGGAATGGCTGGCATTCCGGCGCCCATTTAGAGAACCTCCAGTGCAGAATTGACTTCCTCGAATTCCGCCAAGCGCTTCGTCACGTCGGCTCTCTTCAGGTACAAGTCTGACGGTATGTCTCCAACCCCAAGCGCCCACAATCCATCCGCACGGTAACTGTGCTTTCCGTCGGTTTGCAGATCGAACACAGCTCCAGTGCCGCACAGTTCGAGTGAGGAAACATGGCCATGTCCGTGCTTGGTTTGTACTTTTTGACCCAGCGATTCAAAGGCCACAACGAACGGTTTACCGGCACCAATCAAGGTATGGGAGGTGGAGCAGGTTACCGAACAGCCGTCCGAAGTTGTCAGTCTGAGCAGGGGAACTTCCACTGATTCCACGTGTGTGACCGTTAAAGGTCCGTCCTCAAAGCCACGGATGTGATCCCCTTCACGGACTTGCTCAACTGGCTTTTCTGAGCCGTCGGCCATAAGTATCAGTGAGCCTCTGGCTGGGCACATGGGAATTGCTGCGCTGGCTGCACCGCCTGCAGCCTGAATTGCCGCCATCCACGGTCCGTAACTGGCCAGTCCGAACTGGGTCAGATTGCCGAGTGCGGAATCCTGACCTGTTGTTGCGGTTCCGAAGTACGGGCTTTCGGCGCTTGCGATTCCTAGTGGCATGGTGGCTAGGTTTTGCTGGTAGCCAACGTTCTTGTCGTAATCGGTGGCCGCGCGCTCTGCAGTCAACTGGTCGGCCAGCCTTGCGCTCTGTAGTCCGAGATCGCGCGTGGTCAGCGCAGCCACTGACCCATTTAGTCCACCCGTCGAGGTGTTGGCGCGATTGATTGCGGCCTTGGCAGAGTTGTAATTCTGATCGACGGCTTCTGATTGCAGCTTGTTTTCATTGGCCAAGTAATCGGGATTGGTCCACGGGTTCGTGCCCACTCTGCCCGTGGTCATCAGCTTGGTGAGGTTGCCCTGGGCTTCACCGACTGCCTTCTGCCCGGTAGCGTAGGCTTGTTCCTTTTCCTGCTGGTTGATCTTGTTCGCTTGTGAGCTTTCGTCTTGTCCGGTTCTGGCCAAAGCGTCCTCCTTGTCAGATCAACCAACGAAAAAACATTGCCATGCCGCGATCGCGTTTGAGTCCTACGCGCTTCAGGGCCTTCCCTAGCGGACTAGTTCTCCGCTTTGCGCCGCGTTCCACCTCAAGCATGGTCTCGGGAATAAAGGCCCGCGCGATGCGAATCTTTCGCCTCATCAGGAATGAGGTGAGCGCCGCCGCAAGCTTGTCCCATTCATCCTCGGGAATCGTGCCGCGGCCAAGTGCGCAGACTTCTGCCTCGGCTTCGAGGTAGATCACATGGCTGATCTCGTTTCCGACCCTGCGCACCAGCGCGAGTAATACTGGCTTCTCATTCAAATCCGGCAAATCCATCTTGCGCCCGATGCGCCGCTCCTGCTCTTCGTGGTGCGCGCGTACGGCGTCCGCGTCTTCCGGGCGGTACAAATCCCAATTCGCTTCGCTCTGCATTAGCTTTGGAATGGCCCTAAAGGAACGGGCTGAGTAAAGTTCTTACCGTCAAAGCTCGAACTCACGCGAAAATAACGCAACGAACTGCCAAATTCGGTGATGGTGTAGTGCGTCTGTACTCCTGGTGGATAGGTCTTCACGTCGCTTGAAAAATCCTGACTCGTACTGGTTTCAAGTTTGTGGATGATAGGAGTAACTGCCCGGTTTTGCGGATTCACGCCGCTATACTCTGGGTTTGTGATCTCGACCAGAAAGTGCCCCGGAGCGGTGATCACATCCGTCGACACGCTCAACTGCGGTCGCGGCGGGAGTGGCGCTCTCCTGCCTTTTGGGCTGAAACTCCCGCTGCCGGTAACTTTTTCAAGATCATTCAGCCGGTCTCTGATCTCGCGAATTACCGCTTGCTGATCTTGGTTGGTGAAAAAATCAAGCGAGGTTTGCGGTCGGCGCACCGTCACTTCGCCGCCACTCCGATGGGGCGGTAGTACTTCACCACCTCGTGCAGCGCGAACCACGCGCCTGGTACCGAGCCATTAGAAAATTCAAGCGCCAGTCTAGGCTTCGGAATCTTCAGGCTGCTGGCAAAATCAACCACTTTGGTGCCATCACCCATCGCAATGCTCTTCTGGCTAATGTAAGGATCGAAGTCCGGGTCGCCAGAGATTGGCTTGACCAGCATTTGACCTTTGCCCATTCCTCGCCCGGTAAAGCCAACGAACAGCAAGCGGCGTCCCGCAGGGTCTTTGGCGAAGGCTGGCCTATATCTGGAATCGATGCCTACGCCGTTGTCGTCATACACATTCGGCACCTGGAAGTCGACGAAGTTGCCGCCAGTTCCGCCCGCCATCCCAAAAAGAATCTGTCGCGTGTCTACCCTGGGATCAACCGGCGTTTGCAGCGTTCTATCGACTGCTTGGGCACAGTAGGTAGGAATCGGATCAAGCGACCAACGTCGCGAAGTGCGGCTCTCGATCCATTCTCCTGTCATGGTCATCATCAATGGTGGATCCCAGCCGTTGCCGTAACTCATGGTCAGAATATGCGAAGGGGAAGTCGCGCCGTCGAGTGGTACGCCTACTTTGATTTCCTTTTGGTCTTCGTCGATCACTACCCAGATTTGCTCGGCCGCTTGCCGATTTACCCGATCCCATGTGCTCAATTGCCCGGGCCGCCGGCTCTTCAACTCCTGACTGAGCCAATCAAGCGGGGTATTGGTTCCGGGATAGCGATGCAGTCCGTTTTCTGGATCAGCAAAAATCAGGAAGCTTTCGGCTGCGCTGCCCCCGCGAGAACTGGCAATAGCGCGACCGCTTGCGGGACCACGTTCTCCCCAGAGTCTGGTTACGCCCCACTCTGCAGGGTTATCCCCGCTTGGAGTGATCGCATATCCTCCGTTTGACTTGAAACCTACGATCTGTCCGTTGCGGGTTTCCCGAGCGCCCACCACGATGCCGCCGTTAGAAATGTCGATGGTTAAAATTGCGTTCTCGCCGTCGATGACGCCAGGGAAATTTTCTTCCGAAAAGATCAGTCCGGCTGGCTCTTGGTCGCTGGTGTAGACCATGCGCTGGGTCGATGGCAGGTAGGCAATGTCAATGCAGGGCGGCAATACGATGCAGTTCAACTGTTCGGTTACGTCGTTTTGGGTGGCAGAGGCAAGCGACGTGTCGTCGAAATTCAGCGGAATGGCCACTGTCCCAGCTTGGGCCTGAGTTGGAAGTGTCTGTTGCAGGAAGATGGTTACCGTGGGAAACGGTCCCACCGGGGCTGCGTTTGGTTGTCCCACCTGTGCCCAGGTAACCTGATTTGAAATCAGGTCGACGGTTGCCAGCGTAAATTCACCTACGAACGAAGTATCGAAGGCTGCCCCAGAGGTCGGAGTCGCGGAACCTCCACCAGATTGGGCGAAGCTTGAAGAAAAAAGGCTGACTTTAAAGTGGGTGGCATCAATGACCGCCAGCACCGTTCCCGAAAGATTGAAAATGCCGTTCGCTACTCCAGAGATCGTGACCTTGTCGTTTACCGAAAGTCCGTGCGGCGTCTTGGTTCCATAGGTTGCGGTGGTGTAGAAAATCGTCGTGCTGCCGTGAAAAAACGGAGGATCGGGAGGGTTGAGGATAATGACTCGGTCCGTGGTCACGGCACCATTCGGCGAATCCAGCAAGCGAATTGCGGGCCGTACCACCACATTGTCGGCGAGGAATACCACATCGCCGGCGGCGAGTCCGGAAGCGTCGTTGACCACCGCGGTCGTTGTGCCACCGGTGCGACTGATGCTTTGGATCCCAGTGGCGAATGGCTGCAATGGATCGGGCTCATCAAGGAAAAGGTACGGTCCTGCTGGTCCTTGTCCAGCAACCGTAAAGGCGGCGGTATCGAGTCCATCGTTCCCGGCTCCAGGTGGCAGGAAGGCAACCGGAATGGGACCGTGGCTGGTGAATGAGATCGGGATCGGAGAACCAGGATCGACTGGGCTGGGCTGCCCGTTTTGGTCGTAGCGCACGATGATCATCTGCCGAATGCCCGATTCACCCTTGAATACGGTCAGAAGTATGGGGGCCGCAGTGTCGGCAGATGGTGCCGCCTGCGTAGCAACAGGAACAGAGGTGATTACGACGGGCGCATCAATATCGACCGTCGCGAAAAGCCCGTACTGAGTTGGAGGTGGGTTACCGTGCGCAACCGACGCCACCCATACCTGCAACTGAATCGAAGTCTGAAAAACTTCTGGATGGAGTACAACTTGCGACATCCAGCGCGGCACTCGGGGACCACCTTGGCCAAAGTAGGGAACATCGCTGGAGTTTTGAAATTGCAGGGTGATCGCATCATTTGCGCCAGTGTTGAGAAAAGTGACGGCCTGCTGCCATGGGGTAGAGCTCACATTGGGATGAATAAACGACAGCCGCACGTAAATATCGTTACCGGCGGCGATGGTTCCACCACCTGGGTTGTCGGTTACGCTGACGGGGATCTGTGGTAGCGGAATTTGCGAAGGCGCAGCGGGTGTCCACTCTTCCCACTGCGTAACTCCGTCGGTTGCCATGGGAGGATTGAATACTTCGGTTCCATTGACCACGGTAAAGTAGCCATCGAGCAGCGGCCAGGTTGGTTCCTGCGGCTGCATGATTCCAGGGGTGATGCAGCGGAACCAGCGACCGCCGGCACTTGGTGGTTTCACTAAATCCCCAACCTGCGCGTAGAGGTCGGGCGTCCATGGCATACCAATGGGATTTTGCGAAATTGGACTCACGTTTCCGCTTGGCCCATCGAGCACCGCAGGAATGCCCATGCCGGTTTTCAGATCACTGAAGGTCATGTAAATGCGGTTAAAGGCTTTCGCGGTTAGCATGCTGGCATTGGCTGGGAAGGGAATTGAACCAAGGATGCTGCTGGCCGCAATTGAGACCAAAGTCCCCGATCCAGGAGGGTCTTCCGTCAGTAAATGCCCATCACTGGTGAAGATGACCGAAGCCCAGGAGACATCGGCGTTGAGCACCCGCAGTACATCCAGCCCGGTCACGAAGCTATCGCCGTATCCTCCATCTCCGTAACCCAGGTCCCCATAGCCTTCGCCAGGTAGACCATAGGACATGGTGTGACGGAACCCGTCGCGGGTACGCACCGACTCAGCTTGGTACTGGACGTTCTGCGCAACTATGGCAACCCCGTTCGGCAGTTGGGTGGGATCGTCCCAGTCCACCAAACCGCCTAAGCGCAGAATCTTCCAAGGAAGAAACCCTTCAAAATTGATTGGAAATTACCTCGTCGAGCTAGATGTACTTAGAAGGCACGTCCACTTCGATCACGAGCGGCTCAGCGGTGAGGCCAGCCGGATAGGCTCCAGCGCCAAGTTCCGTAGCTGCGGTAGTAAAGAGCCGCAGAACGTAATTCGCAGCAGTGGGGTTATTGGCGTTCTGCTCGATCTGCCCGTCGTAGCCGTTTGGCAGGTAGACGCGGCAGTCGGTGTTTGCTGGCAGTTTGGCCGCTGGGCCACGTGGAAGCTTCGGACGCGCGACCAGATTTGGATTCGTGGCTGCGTCGAAGTTCACGGTTTCGCCCGGGGTACCCACGTTCCCGACCCCGCCAGAGTTGGTGTAGTTGTTCGAAAGCACGCCTTTGTACTGATAGGTAATTTTGTTGCCCACGGCGCGCTTCTTGCTCAGAAGAGTCAACGCTAGTGACATTGCATTCCTCCTTGGGAGTTTGGAAATTTAATAAGTGCGGAATCAGCCGACAATTGGTGGCCGGAAGTTCGGTCCGCCCCATGGGTTCTGGGAGCGTCGTCCACCAAGGCGCATGGTGCGCGTCTGTGAGGTATCTTTTACCGCCAACATTTCAAAGTCTGCAATTGCGCGGTCGTAGAGTTTCGTGAAGTAGTCAACCATGGCATTGGTCTCGCCACCGCGAGAGGCGCAAATCTTCTCGCAGGTTTTATAGACGTGCACGTTGGTCATGCCAGCGACTTGCTGGTTGTTCGAGTTGTCGAGTTGGATAGCCAATCCCTGATAACGGACCCGCAAATCTACCGGCGCGGAGCATGGACTCAGATAAATGATTCCTCCACGCCATTCGTAGCTTTCGACCGATTCATCGTCTGAAGCAACGGCCGCTCCCGCTTCCCCTGTGCCTCGGTCCGTGTCGATCACTTTATCGACGTTCGGCACTGGATTCCAGTCTTCCTGGCTTTGTCCCGCAAGGCGGTATTCGACCGACTTGGGGAGAATCATTGAGGCCAGAGGCTGGCCGACGGCCTGATAGGCGGACAAGTCTGTGGTGTTGGCGGGAACGTTCGGTAGGATGATCACCTGGGTGTCGTAATTAAGATCAAGCCCAGCGATGCGCGCGGCAATATCGTCTCCGACCACGCTCAACTTCCCGATTATGTAGTCGGGGTCGGACCAGTCATCGCCCGCTAAATCTTCGAGCTCGACCTGCACCCGGCGAATGATCTCTTGGACATTCATAGCTAAAATCCAGTGCAGTTTACGAGTAACTTATCGGAAGCACTCCACGCGCTCGCGCCAGTCAGAGTGACAGAGGTGGTGGTAAATGCGGTCTCCCGACTTGCGATGTTTGTGGTCATGTCGGATACCTGGCACGACCATCCGTTCGCAGCCGTCGGTAAAGTAACCGCCCCGCTCGACGCACCGCCCGTCCCTACGTTGATCTCAAAAGCAGCGGTTCCGTTCTGCTGCACGATCGATGGCGAAGTTCCAAACCCGGACGAGATAGTTGGTGCCGTGCTCGACCAAAGCAGGCTCTTCGCCGTCATTTGCGGAAACATCGCAAAGCCACCCGCGTTGTCTGCTTGGATTACAACATTGGCGTTGGCCAAGGGTGCATTGTTGATAATTCCGCCGACGCCGATATTCGGGCCGATTACCGACTGCGCCAGTGCGCTGTCGAGAATGATGCCGTTGACCATGGCAAACGCATTGCCGACGAGCACCTGGTTTATGCCGGTGATCGTGATCGAGGCATTCGTTGTCTGCACCACTCGGTTTCCGACAAATACGAACTTTTTGCTGCTGCTGTTCATCAGCAGCCCATTAAAGAAAGAGTCGGTCACCAGCGTGTTGTCGCCGCCACCAGCGTCAAATGGAGCGCCTGAGCAACTTATCTGGGTAACTTTCCGAGGATGGCCTAAAGTGGTGTCGGTCGGAACCTGTATGCATGGAACCGTGCAGGTCGGAAAGCCAGAGGCGGAGCAACTTGGCTGCAGGAAGGAATCAGAAATGCTCGAATGGTTCCCGACGTTCGCCGCCCAGGTGATTGTGGATGCTCCGAAGTTATTGGCGTAAATCCTGTATAACTCTTGGGAGTTTCCACCAACCATATTGATGGCGTGATTGGAAGAGAATCCAGCCCCCTCCAGTTCTAGGTCGTGAACTTTTTCCGCACCGGCCGCCGTCTGGATCAGATCCGCATTGATTCCGGAAGTAATGATGGTTATGTTTCTTCCAGAACCGGCGATTTCGGCGCCGATTGAATTCATGGTTACGCCAGGATTGCCCATGGCGGTTATGTTTACCGCTCCCAGTAACAACTTGATCGGCTCAGAGAAAGTCAGGGTGTTGGTCCAAGTCATGTTGCCGGTGCAGCCGCGGGCGTCCACGATCCCGCCGCCGCCGCCGAGTGCGTTCATGGCTGCGGTAATTCCCGCATCCGAACAGGCGTATTTGGTTCCATCGACCAGCACGATGTTGTTGAGGTTGGCCAGATCGAGTTTTGGCACCACCGCCGATCCACTCAATAGAGAATCGATCTCTGAGAAGTTTTGGTTGAGGGGAAGGTTCCAGTTGAGCGCATGCGCGTCAGGAAGCGTAAGCCCTACTCCAGGCGTGCAACTCTGCTGGTCGGAAGGAACGCATTGCGCTTGTAGTGCCAGCGAAGAAACCGCCAGTGCTGCCAAGATAAACAGGGTTCTTCTCATCTCAAATTTTCCTTCCGCGAAAGGAATTCCGAATGTGTTTATGAAAGTGCGCGCCAATTGAATCGGCGCTCAGAAGTCTCTGGTGCTCATGCTCGGGTACGCCGTCATAGGCATAGGTTCCTCCATGCGCGAAACGCACGATGAGCGTATGCGACGGACGATCGTACCCGATGCGTGAAATGCTCTCGCTCTTCACGGGCGCGAGCTGTGGGCTAGCTGTTTGCAGCGGGTGCCTCTTTTTCTTTGGCCTGTTTACTTTTCTGTGGAGGAACCACGAAGCCAGCGGCCTCGAGTTGATCGAAGGTGAAGCGTCCCGCCTTGATCAACTTCGCAACTTGGTCTGCATCGAGACGGCGATAAGCGAGTGACGCTCCCGGCGTGTCCAAGCCAATCACGAAACTGTCAAACGCTTCGTAGGGCTTGAATACGTAGGTGCATTGCCCATTGGTGCAGCGCAGCGCTCCAGGCTTTGATTCCGCTCCGCAAGAAATGCAATGCTGTGGTGTTTGGCCGCCAGCTTGCACCGTCTTGACCAGCCACTTCGGGTCTTGGGGAACGATTCCCAGTTTGCGCAGGTAGCGCGTGGCCCAGCGGTTGTATTGCATCTCCCGCCACAGATTCAGCTTGGTGTTGGGGTTTGAAAAAGCCGACTCCGCTTCCTCGAAAAGGCGCGTGTAGAAAGCGATCTGCTGGGCAAAAGCCTGTTCCAATTGATCGCGTTCTTTCCCCTGAGTATCGGGATTGAGGAATGGCGGATGGTCGCCTTTATAAGCAACGACCCCACCGCGCGTCGATGGGTTGTTGTTTTGATGGACAACGTCATTGGCCAGAGTGATCGGCAAAATCGCCTTGCGCGAGATCGACCCCTGGAAGTTCCCCTCGAAGCCGTGAACCTGCTCAAGGATGATCGGTTCCCAGCGGGTAAAGATGTGCTGGACGTAAGGGACTTCAAAACCGCCAACTTTAATCTTGCGTGCTTTTTCCCATCCCGCATCGTCGAGTGGAACACCCGGCAAGGTCAGTTCCCGCAATAAGACTCCCGTGGTATACACACGGAATGGGTGCAGGCTGACAACCGAAGCCGGATCCCATCCCCGGTCATCCATTTCCACGCTGAGTTCGGCGAGTTGCATCAACCGCGCCTGTTCGGCTTCTCCCACTATGCCGGCGCGGCCAACTACTGGGGGAGCATTGTGTGCTGACATTTCTGGCATTTGTGTTGTTCTCCTTGATTTGCCCTGAGTGCGGGCCTTAGGTACGGCGCGGTTTCCGCCGCGAAACTTCTAGTTGCCGACGTGTCCGAGTTCGACGCCGCGTGCACGGGCGCGATTTGCAAGCTGCTCTCGCAGGCGTCCGGACTCAAGCGACGAAGCCATGTATGGCTTCATGATGTCGCGGTAGTACTTCTGCAGGCTCTCTTTGTTCTTGCGCTCTTCGGCTTCCTGTTGTTCTTGCCATTCGAGCATGCGCGTAAGGTGACGCCACTCTGGATTAGCTGACAACTGTTCGTGTCTTCGTGCCTCGCGCTGTTGAATCGCCGTTTCGAGGATGCTCAGGGGAGGTAGCTCCGGTAATCCTCCAAGGCGCTGAAAGCCTTTTTGCGGGTCACACCATTCGCAGGAAATTTCGTAGTCGCCGTGATTAGGGAATTCTCCCAATGAGAGTAAGTGTGTCGCGCCGGGTACGCGATGGCTCTCCCACTCTGCGCGACTGCCATATAGGTACGGCGGGTCCCAGTGCTGCAACACCCAACCGTTGAGGTGCGGGTAGCGCCGAATCCAGCGCATCTCCGAGACGATGCGCAGCGGTTGCTGATGGCTGACTGCTACCTCCGCTGGAGCCTCGTAAACTAGCTCGTGCTTGCCTCCAGTTACATCGGGAACAACCGTTCGCACGATCTTCCGTTCTTCTGAAAAAACCAGTCCGCCTTGATCTTGGATTCTGGTGTTCTTTGGCCAGTCATGCCAGTTGTTGCCACGATAAATTTGCACGAACTCAGCGATGACGATGCGGTAGTTCGGCTCTCCGTGTGGATTTGTCCCGCCTACCCGTTCAAGAAATCTGCGCACGCGGCGCGGCGCTTCTCCGCCTGGAAGCACACGGCTGCGACCTTGTCTCGTTTCCTTCTTTTCTGTCATGACAACTCTGGGTGGTTGGATTTAAAATGAAAAGGCCGGTCGCTGCGTAAACAGCGAGTCCGGCCACACACCGCAGTCACGGGAGGACATGCGATGCGCTACTACGATATCACCAAAGAAACCGCTTTCGAATACCTCAAGCGGACAATTTCCGAACATAAGACCGATGAGTGCTTGGAGTGGCCGTTTGCGCGGACTCCGAAAGGATATGGTTTTTTGGTTTACCCAGAAATGCGCCGCATCGTTCTCGCCCATCGGCTCGCTTACAAACTTACGCGCGGTGAGTGGCCGATGCCATGCGGAATGCATACGTGCGACAACCGTGCGTGCTATAACCCGTGGCACGTTGAGGCTGGCACAATGGCCGAGAATACGGCTGATATGTACGCAAAGAAACGCGACCACCACCTCTGCGGCTCTGCTGTAAACACTGCACGACTTACTGAGACTGATGTCATCCGGATTAGGGAGCGCTATTCTCATGGCAATGGGGTTGAATTGGCCGCCGAATACGGTGTTCAGCAAGTTACGATTAGTGCGATCGTGACTGGCAGAAATTGGAAGCATCTTCCTGGTGCTCCGAAATATTTACCGACTAAAAAGAGAGCGAAAAAAGATGGAGGTGCCTTAAAGCACCTCCATTGAGGGTAGCATGTAGCTATAGTTGTCTGATACTAGCTTAGCCCGTTGATATGGCCGCTGGGTACACCACATCCGCTAATTAACCCTTGGGCGACGGCGTTATCGAGGAACACCTGTTTCGGATTAATGTAGCAGCTGCCGTACTGCAGGTTCGGTGTGCCGCCCTGGTTGTAGGTGTTATAGACACGAGATCCAAACACCATTGCCCAGAATGGATCGCTGAATTTCACGAATCCGAAGCAATCCGGTACCAGCAGATACCACGCCTGCTGATCCGCGTGCTGGCCGCGCTTGATCGGCTGGCCTTCGATCGTGGGCTCGCCGCGGAAGAAAGGATCGAACTTCGACGCCTCTCCGCCGGTCAGCGGGATGTACTGCAGGTCGTAGCCGATTTCTTTCAGCGACTGCACCTGGGAATCGTGGGTGTACCAGAAGCTGGTTCCCAGTTCTTCCTCAGAGATGCGGGCGCGGCGCTGGCTGAGCAGGAGCTGGATTGCCGACCGGGTGATCGGAGAGCCGCCCATATCAAAGCCGTTGGCCACAACCTGGGGAGTGGTACGCGCGATTCCGTGCAACTCGCCAGCCGTGGACGTATTGACTAGGTATTTCAGCCCATTGATCCACTTCGGGACGCCGTCGGTGAGTCCGCCGTAGCGCACGATGTCGTTGTTGGCGGCGCCAGCAACGTCCGGCGTGACGTAGGTGAAACTCTGCGCGCTGCCGAGATACGCGGACTTGTTGTCGATGGTGAGTGACCCTCGGGTAACGTTCCCCACCGGGTTCACGATATCGACCGTCTGTCCGATCTCAATGTTGCGCGCACCGAATGGCGTAGGGTTCAGCGTGACGGTCTTGTTTGCTGGAGCGCCGTTCAATGTTGCCAGACTTCCAGTTCCGTCGGTGTGTAATCCGATGTCTTCCCAGTTGCGCATCATCACCGTCAGGTTGGCCAGGGCTTCGGTGACGACGTTCTGGATGGCCACTCCATCCACTTTCTGTCCGATCATTGCGGTCAGTTCCGTCCAGTTGGTGGCGACGGAAATGGTGGTCGGGGTGACACCACCGGCCAGCCATTTGGGGCTGGAACCGAGCGGCAAAGCTCCGCCATCGAGGTTGATGTTCCGGGAATCGCCGCCCGCCAAGGCAATCTGCGAGACGATACGGAACAGGCGGTTTGAGACGCGCGTGGCGCGGGTGTTTTTGAACTGACCAGCCAGACTCTTGTCCGTGATCAGCACCTTGGGAATCTCAGTCGAGACGCCCTCAAGCGTCAGGTTCGCAATTGATGCGATATCCATTGGTTTATCCTCCGTTAAGGTTGCGCGATAGCATCAGGCTGTCGCAGGTCACGGGCCTCACGCAGATTTCTGACGAAGACCTTTTAGCTCCAGTACGCGGGTGAATATCTCCTGCTCTCTCGGCTCGCGATTTAGCTCCTTGCGGAGATCAGTCACGGCCTTGTTGTGGAGATCGTCTCCTGAAGGAATCCTGGCTACGCTGGTAGCCGTCGAAGTTCCTGCCGTCTGGTGCATTTTGTCTTTGTCGATCTGCGCGTCGATTTTTTTGTTGCGGTCGGCATTCTCGCGAATGCGCTTGTCGCCAGCCTCACGCAGCACCTTGTCCATCACCTTCCCGGCATAGACCTTGAAGGTTCGGCTATTCAGTGCCCGAATCTGCGCCCGGGTCTGATCGCTCAAGCCTTGGCTCCACAGTTGTTGCTTCTGCTGCTTGAAGGTGCGATCGGCCTCCATCAATTCCCCTACTTCTTCGTAGATGTCGGCGATGGCGTGCTTTTTTTCGTTGTCGTTGAGGCTGGTCTGGTCAATGGTTGCACGAAGGAATTTATCGGCATCTTCCGTCGCGTCCTTAAACAGGTTTTCTTCGAATGTGCTTACTTCGCGTTCTTGATGCTCACTGGATTTGGCAATGGTTTCCTGCTCCAGTTTGCGAAGGCGCTCAAATTCCGCCTTTTGCTCAGGCGAGAGTTCCGCCTGCTGTGCTTTCGGTGTCGGCATGCGATAACCTGCCGAACGAAACTCCTGGATGACATCGAGCGCCGCTTTCAGCCGCTCGCCGTATTCCCTCACCGCCGCGCCGGGCTGCCCGTCTTCGGCTCCTAAAGCTGTGCCCTGGGAGATGATCTGATCGGCGATTGCCTTTGACATGTTGTTGTCGAAGTCACCGACTAAGGTCAGGAAGCGGTTGACCGAACCATCAGTCTTGAAGGTCTTCCCGTCTGGGTTCATTACTGGCTTGCCATCAGCGCCATAGATGATCGAGAGTGGCAGCATTGTTCCGGTGATGAACTTGTCAAGGTCTTCGGTCGACCTGATCTTGGGGAAGCTTTCCTCGATGTCGTAGAAGTGTTCCGCACTCTCCCGGCCAAATTTGGCGGCTTCGGGAGTGGGGAAGTGCTCAAGGAACTGATCCGAGAGCGCGGCGCGCCGCGAGGTCTCAAACAGTTGTTCTTTGTCGATGCCGGCTTTTTCAAGCGCTGCGCCGAGTTCGGGATTCGCCTTGATGGCTTCGGCCAGTTTCTCTGCTGGTACCGGACCACCTTTGTCGAGGGGATCGACTTCGGCCTGCTGCTGCTGCTTGGCCTTCTCGGCTTCTTCGGCTTTTTGTTTTTCTGCTTCGAGTTCGGCTTCGGTCTTCGGCTGTGGCTGACCGTCGGCAGGCTTTTCTTCTACTTTTGCAGCCTCGGCCGGTTTGGCAGCCTCCGCAGGTTTCGGAGCTTCGACCTTACCCGTCTCGTCAATCTTTATTTTGGAGACCGCATCGCGCAGAAATTCGCGCGGGTTCTCCGAAGGACTCGGCGTCGCGGCCGCAGCTGCCGCACCTTCTCCACCTGCACCGCCGCCTTCTCCGGCAGCTGGTGCTCCGCCTCCGCCACCCGCGCCACCCGCGACGCCATCTCCGCCGCCCGATGGCGCGCCTCCACCACCAGCGCCGGGATCACCTTCAATAAAAAGAAGCGGCAGTCTCACTCCGCCGCACAGTAGTTTCCAGAGATTATTCATTTTGAGACACACCTTTCCTTGGGCTTGATTTCAGCCCGAATTTGAAGTTCGAAAAACTGAGTTCGTTTTTTGGTTAGCGGTCGTCGCGACGTTCGCGCTTGATCCGCCGGCAGTGGGCACAACGTTTGGGGTCGCTGAATTTCTTTTTCTGGTAGAAATCCTGCTCGCCTGCGGTGAACACGAAATCCTCACCACAATCCATGCAGGTTATGGTTTTGTCTTGTCCTTCGTTCATTTCAGTTATTTACCTTTCGCGTTGATTGAAACTGGCGCAGCACTTAACACTCTGCGTGCTGTGCTCAGAGCTTGTTTGCGTTCTTCTAGCCGATAGAGAGCGCACTGCCGGTCCGAGTGTCCAGGCGCGCCGCAGATGCCGCAGTAAGTCCACTTGTGGTTCATTGCGCGCCAGGTGTTGGAGTCGTTGCCCCACCTGCTCCGGGCTTCGCTTCGCCTAGCTTCCCGCCCCATCCCGGCGCCCCAGCCGTCAAGAGTGCCCCAGCGCCGCCACTGGCAATTTCTTTCTGAGCCTTATACTGCACCGCCAACTTGAAATAGGCACGAAGGTTCTCAAACCCGTCTGGGTTGGCCTTTAAGTCCTGATAGTTGTCCATTACGTAACCGGTGATGGTCTCAATGGCAACATCGAAGTTGAAAAAATCGGGATCAGGTTCAACCGTCGGCTTGAGGATTTGCTGTACCCAGGGTTGTCCGGTCTGTGGGTCCGGCGCAGGCACTACAACCGGAATCGGTTTTGCTCCCGGCTGCACCAGCCGTTCAATGTCGCTCAGCACCGGATCGCGGAAGGGTTCTTCCGGCAAGCGCATGTCCGGCGGACCCAGGTAGCGCATGGCCAAGCGGCGATTCTCGAAGGTGTCGAGAACTTCCATCACCAGCGGGTTGGGCTCTTTGCCGCTCGCCATCATGAAGAGTTCTTTATAGAGTTCGCGCTGTTTTTCGTAGCCAATCGGATAATCCTGATCGGCTTCCGGTCGCGCGTCAGCTTTACCCGAAAGGTCAGCTAGGCGAATCGGCTCGTTCTGGAACCCTGGCGAGTTGTCGTTTTTCGCGACGTGGTACTCATCATCCGATGCGTTCGCGGCAAAGCAGTCAACCGAAAGATTCGCTGCCCGCGCCCATTCGTCTCTGACCTGGTTCCAGTAAAGCCAGAGCACGCCCATGGCGACCTTGAGCGCCTGCTCCTGTCCGGTGGCGGTCTTGATGTTCTTATCCGAGCCACCGTAGGTTTGCGGGAGAGCGCCCACCAGCAATTGCACCAGCATGATGAGTTTGTCGATCCACTCATACACGCCATTGTCCTGGTGGAATTGTGGCTGAAAGAAAACATCTTCCAGTTTGCGTGATACGTCCGCATTGACCGGAATTCCCAGCAATGATCCTGGCGGCAGAAACTTCCCGTTCATGGCTTCGCCGAGAATGGTTTGATTGAACAGAATCGGCGGGCAGCCAGCGCGGTCATGGTATTCATCGACCCCGTTCATGCGGTCGTTGATGCGGTCCTGGAAGTCGAGCGCGGTCCGCACCGGCGCTGGGGGATAAGCGCCCACTCCTTTTTTCGCGCCACACCACGTCCATTCCTTGCGCATGACGCAGGGCTGGATGTCGATGATTTTGTTATTCAGGATTGCGGCAACGCAACCGTCCTTAACCACATCGGCCAATTGCTGGGCTTCGTCTTTTTTGTCCAGCGCCATAATGGCATCTTGGGTGAAAAAGACTTTGTGCAGCGTCGGCGTGTGCTGTGCCTGCCAGGTGCCGCGTACCAATCCTGGGGTTGCTACTCTCCAGCGCGCCAAGCGGGCAAACTCTGAATCCGGCGTCGAGGAATCGGAAGCTGATTCTTTCGCTAAATCCCACGCCCCGGGATACATCCGGCGGAACGCGCCTTTGGTGATGTCGACCGACAAATCCAAGAGCGGAGAGTTGGCGATTACTCCGCCGCCGTTGGTGTTCGCCTGCGGCATCACTTCCACATTCAAGCCATTATAGAAGTCCCAGCGTACTTGCCCGTTTGGGACTTCGCGCCAGTCGGTAATGATTGGCATGTCAAGTTCGGTTGCGGGGAAAAAATTGGCCGACCCGAGCGGCTTGCCGCAGGTCATGCACTGAGTTCCACCCTGCGCCATGTTTTGCAAGTTCGCCGGGTTGTCGGTTCCACAGTCGGGACAACTGTAGCGGTCTGGCGCGACGGTCTTCTTGCCCCATCCCATGATCGGCTCGCGATGGGTTCCAGTGATGTTCTGATCCATCGAGTAGCGCGTGTGACGGAAGTAGGAACCGGTGAGGAACAGGTAATCGAGCGCCTGCTCGAGCTGGTCTTTGTCGTGGTTCTCGGAGGCAATTTTCCGGTAAGCGCGTCCCCGAGCGACCGCCGCCCGGTTGTCGAGATCGCTCTTTGAATCTCCTGGCCACCACTCGACATCAGGAACGGAAGCGCCCAAGGTTGAGGTCCACACTCTTCGCAGCCAATTGATGACGTTCGTTGCGCACTGATAAAGATTGGCTTCGTTCTGTCCGCTCTGTTCGGTGCCTTCTGGCTGACCGGGCATTCCAGTTTGCGCGAATGGGTTGTAGAACGCGCAGGTAAATGGATCCCAGGCAATGTACTGGTTGCCTTTGTCGTACTCGATGGCACGTAGAGTTTCCCGCAGCCACAGCCGTCGTGGCACCGCCCAGTCATCAAGATGCAGACGCCAGCACTGAATCAGGTTCGATTCCAGTTGCTTGTAGTCTTCCCTTTTGAAGAACTGCTTTTTGCGGTCTTCGATCGTGCCGACCGCTGGAGTTGAGGCGGAGGTTTCGACTCGCTGATCTGACTGCTGCTGCATTTCGCCAGCCGAGGGCTGGCCGAATGTCTGCAATGCGCCCATTTACTTCGAGTACGGTCTCCCGAAGGCTCTTTTCATGGGCTGAGGTTTGTCGTCGGCATCGTCATCGGAATTTGCCGCTTTGCCGGATTTTCCGAAGTGGTCTTTCAGGATGCGAGTAACGTGTGCGCCTGCTTCTTCCGGGGTTCCGCTCATCGACTCGTCGTTGCCTTCGTAGTCGTAGGGCATCGCTTCTTTGGTCGAACTCGGAGTCGGCGCGCGGTGTACCTTGATATGCGCGGTGCCGTCGGTGTTGGCTTCGATATGGATATGCCGGAGCTTGCCTTTCTTAGACATCAATTCCTCCTTATGCGCTCTGCTTCGCCGCTTCCACGCCTTCATTGGCCGCGGTGTTTAACTTCGAAAGCAACTCAACTTTTGCTTTGCGGTCGGCTGGGGTTTCAGTTACCGGCACGGTGCTGATGCCGGTGGTCTGGCGAATGAAGTCAGCTTCCGCTTCGGCCTCGCGTTTGCGAATCGTCGCCCGCAGCCGCATCGGGCCGCTTCCTACTACTTCAGTTCCGACCTGGCGTTGTGTGTCATTCGTCGGAATCGCCAGATCGCCGGTCGCGGTGGCTTTTGGCCGGTACTGCTCCGGGAGTAAGTCCGGATCAAGCGCAATGTTTGAGTGCCGCCACACGATCTGGTTAGTGAGTTTTTCGTTCTTGGCGCGCAGTTCGCGCACTTCACTCTTGAGCTCGGCGATTTCTTTTTGCGCGTCGGCCAGGCGTTCGCGCGATGTCCAGGGCCATCTCATCTCAATTTCCAGTCAATCGGCTGCTCAAAGGGCAGCGATGGTTGTTTCCGGCGCTGATACATGCCGTGGTTCTTCCCTCGGCAGATGCACCTGCAATGCTCTCGATCTCCGATCGCGCGTTTGCAAACTTCCGTGCATCTGCCGGTAGCAGATTCGTCGGCAAAATGGATTCTCACTTCTTTTCAGCTGGCTTTTCTGTCGGCTTAGGTTCGGGCTTGGGCTTCGCCACAAACTCCATGGTGTTCACGTTGAAGTCCCACCTCTCGGGATCGGCGCCGACGTCTTTCAGTACCTTGGCCTCTTTCGCTTGGAAATCCGCGAGCGTCTGTTGGACCGCAGCCTGTGCCTGTTGTGCCTGCTGCATGGCCAGTAAGTAGTCGCGTTCAGCGGTGAGTAGAATGACCTTTTGCTCAGCGCTAGCCTTTGGGGCCTTAGCTTCTTCGGCGAATAGGTTGGGAATGGTGAGAGTGACAACTGCAACTAGCGCCGCGAACAGAATGGTGTGTTTCATTTTCGAGTGTTTTCCTTGTAAGTGAAAGTGTGATGAAGCCCGACTGCTAATGAATTACAGTTTTGCCCGAAAGCTTTACTCCGCCATTGACCTGGGAGGCAAACGACGGCTGGAGTCCCGTTCCAGATAGCGTAGTAGTGTGCGGACTTCCGGTGGCGCTGTCGACGACACTCAATGTGGCTGAGCGCGCGCCGCTGGTCAGTGGAGTAAACGTGACGGTAATGGTGCAGCTTGAACCTGCACCCAAGTTACTTCCTACGGGGCAGTTGTTGATCTGTCCAAAGTCAGTGGGATTGGTACCGGTGAGCGAAATCGACGTGATGCCCATCACGGCGGTGCCGGTGTTGCTCAGGGTTACGGGAACCGATGCGCTGCTGGTATTGACGTTGACCGTGCCAAAGTTGATGGTTGCTGGGGAGAGGCTGGCTACTGGCGATCCGCTTGAAGTTCCGGTCCCTGTAAGAGCTACCGTCTGCGGGCTGCCTGCTGCATTATCAGTGACAGAAATATTGGCGGAACGCGCTCCGGTGGCTGACGGAGTGAAGCTTGGGGTGATGGTGCAGGAAGCATTTTGCGCTAAGGTTGCTCCGCAGGTGTTGATTTGCGAGAAGTCCGCCGGGTTGGTGCCAGTGATCGAGATGCCAGAGATTGTCAGTAAGGCGGTGCCTGTGTTGGTCAAGGTCACAGCGGTGCAGGATATGGTATTGCCGGTATTCTGGCTGCCGCAATTTACGCTAGCTGGCAATAGACTTACGGCTGGGGTTCCAGTAGCGGCGATCTGCAAGGCCCCACGATCCCACGTGCCGTTGGCTGCGCGAAGGGTTCCACCAGCGTCAACATTGTAGCAATTCACATTCGCCGTGCACCCTGTAGGTCCAGTGAGCGTAAGGCCTGCGCTCGTATCGGCGAGCAGGTTATAGTTGAATGCCGCCGAGTTTACAAATGGATTGCCTGTGGCCGTCTGCCCGTGCGCCTCAGTCGGCGTGTTATTGGAAGAATAATACGCGTTGAAATCCGTGGTGATACCGGCACCGCCGACCACGCAAGCTGGGCTTCCTGCTCCATTGCAGTTCTGATAGTTGTAGATTAGATTGTTTTCGGCAACTAGCCCTGAGCAATTTGTATCTGAACAGAAAATCGAGGCACTACCGCTTTGATAGTTTGCGAACACGTTGTTGAAGATTGACGCATTGCTCATGGTGGCCGGACTTGTACCACCGATCACGACCGCGCCGACGCAGATAGTGTCGAATACGTTGCCGTAAATCAGGCTGTTTGAGTTGTTTGAGTTATTCGCAACAATAATCCCTGTTCCGCCGTTTGAGACGCAGTTGTTGTTTAATTGGCCACCTGGGCCGCTGTAACCGTACACTAGGTTGTAGCGGACGATCATGCCGCTGGCTGCCGCAGAGTCGGGGTCAATCATTTCGGCGTGATTGTTAGCTGAGGAAAATTGCTCTAGATCAACGTTGTACTCAAATACCCAGTTAGAGTCTGTAGCCCCGATCCCATTCGACTTCAAAAATACCCAGCCTTGCCACCCAGTTCCTAAATTGTGGCTGATCGTAACGTTGCTCACAGCACCGCACTGAACGCACGTCTGAAATTTTTCTTTTTGCGTGTCGGTTGTGACTGCGTTGCCGCAAGTATTTCTAACTGTAAAATCGGTGAACGTACTGCCTACACCTGTCCCAAAAATCACGTTTGAATCGTTTGTTGAAAAGGCAAACCCATAGTCGGCGCAGGTCTGATCCCACAGGGTAGTGCTGGTATTGCCGTCAAATACCCAATGAGAAGTGGAGAACGTAATTGGAACGCCAGAAAACGTTGCCTGTGTTCCACCATCAGTTAGGTGATCGACGGAGAATGCACTGCTCCAACCTGTATCTGTACCGTGATCCGCGACCGTCGCTCCTTTAATGGTGATTACCAGCGTTCCCGAGGTCGCTGTGCTGAACGTGCTGGTTGAATAGGTGCCTGTAGCAACGTAATAGGTATCACCGCGAACGAGCGACGCAACCGCGCACGATCCGGTGAATCCCGTGCAGGCATTTGTCCAGTCCGCTCCAGAGCCAGTTCCCGTCGCCCCGGCCCTCACGAAGTGATTGGCCGCAAAGGCTTGCGGTGAGAGAAGAATGGCCCCTAGCCAGACTAATAGGCGTGTGATATTGTGCCGCGAATTATGATTGCGGAATTGAAACATGCAAGTTCTCAGGCGGAATTGCAGCGATTAGTCGAAGTCTACAAGCCGAAGGAATTTCTCTTTTACAGCCGCTACTCCGAGGCCAAGCGCCGGGAAATGGTCTGCCTCCTGGCGAAGCTCGGAATCAAGCATCTCTACCGAATGAAGTGTTTGGACATTGGGCCGGGATACGGGGACTCGCTCGACGTGTGGCACGAACTTGGGGCCGAGGAATGCGCCTTCGTGGAAAAAGAGCCGTGGCTCTTTACTCACAATCGGCTGAAACTTTTCGCTCAGGGATGGAAGGCGAACCATCTGTTTTCTCTGGGACGTTTGCCGAAGGCTCACTACAATCTGATTTGGTCGCGCGGTGCGATCAGCTTCAAAGGCAACTATCTTCGCTTCACGGGGAGACTTGGATTGAATCGCTGGCTGCGTTCGGTTGAAAGTCTGGCCGTGCCCGAAGCTAGAATCGTGATCTGCCCGTACAGCGGAACTCCGCCATGGATGCAACAAGTCTTTGAATCCCGAGGCTATGAATGTCTCCCCTATATCGAAGGGCATCATGTCCCGAAGCTCTATCCCGATACGTGGGTAAAGCAAGCGTGATTGGATGACCTGGGCGCGGTGACGCACCGTTCCGCCGCCACTGCCCGCCACATCAAAGAAAGCAAGTGAGGCCGTTGATAGAGACGATGATGGCGACTGGTTCCAGTTAAATGAGCTGGATGTGATGTTGATCTGCCGCGCAGAACCGTCGCCGCCGGCGTACAAGGCGTTAAATCCCGTAATCGTTCCCGAGCAGGTGGCACCGCAAGATGCAACCGAAGTAACAACATCGTTCGCTCCGGTGATGGTGATGCTGGCCGAAGCGCAGGCTGTCGTGCAACTCGTGTCTACCTTGTTGTTCGATGAACTGGTGGTTTCAACCGTAAACGTGGTCTGATCGGTTGTGTACTTCTCCGCCCAACAGGCCAAAGTGCTGCTTGAAGAATTGAGGGTTCCGGTAATGCTCGTAACTGATGCGGTCGGGCCTATCAAATAGGCCATATTCGTGGAACCGGCGGTGGCGTTGGTCGCGTTGCAATTAGCCCCGCACAGCGTCCATGTACCGCCGCCGCTGACGCTGGCTAGCGTCTTAGCTGCATCGGCAGCGATTTTGTAGATCAGAAGAATATTTGCTCCCGTACCTGTAGCCGTGACGGTCACGGTGCAAGTCGTAGAACTGCTGTTTGTGACACCAGCCGGATGCTGTGAGTCGGTGATGGTTGCCGATGCCGCCAGGCTCAGCAGCAAAATTGCAAGGAGAGTTTTCATGGCAGCGTGTAGACCACCAAGAGATGAATATCGTGGCCGGTCAGAGTCCCGCCCATAACCGGATCAATACCGCTTCCGTCAGTCAAGCTCCCGCTGGATACGGTTCCAGTTGCGCTATAGGCTTCGCTCGATCCGCAGGTTAGTGCGGCTGAAAGAATCGTGGTTCCCGTGCCGGCACTTCCGAAGGTGGGATTGACGGTCGTAGTATTTGAGGCCGCATCGCTTTTGCAGTAGACGGCGGTAATTGTTTCCGTGACTCCAGTCTTGTTGTAGCAAGAGTTGTTCGCTATGGTGTCGTCGCCCGATTGCAGGGCGTTTGACGTTCCCGTCCCGCCCCAGACGATTTCGCAAGAGCGAGTCTTGATCGTGGTTGTAAGCGCGGAGTCAGGCAGTCCAGTAGCATTAGTGAGCGTCACCGCCGATGGTGTCCCTAGATTCGGAGTGATTAGCGTCGGCGAGGTCGCAAGCACTGCTGAGCCAGATCCGGTCACCGCCGAGACCGCTGTTCCGTTGATCTTGAAACTGTTTCCGGTTCCAGCGGTGTCGAAGGTCTTATTGGTCAAGGTGTCGGTGGTGGCTTTACCGATTAACGTGTCGGTTGCGGCCGGAAGGGTAAGGGTCCCTGAGGCCGCAGGTGAGGCTTGCAGGGCAGTTGCGCCAGAAGTGCTGCCCGCTACTGAAAGCTGGCCCGTTACTCCAGATGCTCCAATCGTAAGTACCGGAGAAACCCAAGTGAGATTGGCGCTGCCAGCAAGTCCACCGCCGGAGTTGAACTGAACCTGTGTGTTTAAGCCGCCAGCACCAGGAGCGGCAGCAGTGATTGCCTGACAACCGAATAGGTGGGTAGTTTGGTTGTAGTTGAGGGCATGAGTCGCATCCCCGCAGTTCGCTCCGCCGTTGATCTGGAAATAACCAATCGTGTTCGACGCGGTTAAAATCGGCAAGGCATCAAAGCTTGCTCCGGTCGTCGGGAAGGCCACACTATTGACTTTTGTGCAGGTCACCAGGTTGCTGCCTGACGTCGCACAATCCCCGGAGAGCTCGGCGAAGGTAACCGTGCCACCAGAACTATTTCGCCATAGTCCAGCACCAACGCTTCCTGGCAAGGTCAGTGTGTACGTCGTAACTGAGGCTGGCGCTAGGACGTTAATCGCGTTGGCTACTGCGCTTGGAGCGGTGCCTTGAATCAGCGACACCATGCCGGCATTGCCTGATGGGTTTGAAGTTTGATAGGACGAGGCTGTGACGTTGCCAAGAACGTCTACTTTGAACAGATCATTCAACGCGCCTGCATCTTGGAAGTGAAAGAAGTTTCCGCCTGGCGTAGTATCCGTGTTTCGCTTGGCGTAGAACATGTCCGCATTGTTTGCGCCTTGAATTTCGCTGATCCCGGAAGCTGCCGCAAAGGTGAGGTTGGCGCTGTCGGTAAGCGAATTCGCTCCATTGCTGAATGGAATGCGCGTTGAGGTCAGGGATGCGGTGAGGATATTAGCCAGGCAGCCCGGTGCATGGGTTGCCGTGGCATAGCTAACCGCCGAAGCTCCGCCTGTACAGTTAGAGAGAGTCTTCCAGCCAAGGGTATTTGCCGCGGTGCCGATTAAAATCTGGTCCGCCACCGCGCCCGAGGGTACTGAATTGCCATTGATTGCCGCCACGGTTGGACTGGGCAAGGTTCCGCTTAGATCGCCGCCTGCCGTGGTTGACATAGAGCAGCCACCACTAGCGTTTGATAGATCGCCACAGCTAGGCTGGGTCGCCGAAGGAACGCCAGAAGTTGAGATTGCGTTGATCCACAGATGAGAAGTTGCAACCAGTGATTCGATGCCGCCCAAGGTCGTCGCCGAGGGATTCGGTAAGCGTCCAGCTGGCAAAATGCCGCTTGATATATTCGCGGCATTGGTCGCGTCGATTGAGCAGCTAGGCGCAGGATTCGAAAGGTCGCCGCAGGCGGGCTGCGCGGTAGCAAAGACTCCTGTGGTGTTGGTGAAGCCAGTTACGAAATTATGCGCGGCCGCAGTGAAGCTTGCAGGGTAAATCAGAGTCCCGCCATTCGAACCAAAGACTGGGAGATGGGTGGTCGAATTCACCGCAATCAATCCGTCGGCAGTAGGTGCGGCGCCAACCGCTACTGGCACCTTGAGAGCCACGGCGGCACTGAAGTCCCAGGTATTGCCCGAGGCGGAAAAGGTTCCAAGGTTGGAGTTGGCGCTGGCGGTAATGCCGCTGAATGCGGTCGATGCGGTTGAAGAGGCGGTGATGGTCACCGTTGATCCGCTGGCGCTGCAACTGGTGTTGGTACCGCAGTTGAACACCAGGTACTTCTTGAACGTGCCAATATTCGATCCGCCATTCTGGATCTGAATCAGCAGACTGTTGTTCTGCGCTAAGGCGGATGCGCACAGCAAGAGCATTGCAACCCGGACAAGACGAGTTAGTGTCTTCATCCTTAGCTCCATTCGCGAACCTCGACTTCCGTTGCAGTTACGGTGGCGGATTTCATCTTGCAATAGACAGTGGCCGGAACATTTTTTCCGTCGGGGTCGGTCCATCCCGGCTGGCCTACGGCGCGATCGCGCGGGAAGTCTTTTTCTCCTATCGCGAAGGTGTCGCCGGGCACCAGGGCAAATTGCGCTTGGAAGTTGTCGTCTGGAATCTGGTAGTTAATCCCCTGGGGCGCATAGTTGCCACCGGTAAACGCGCCTCCGTTCGGCGGGCATTCCGCAATCTCGACATAGCGGGCAAAACGGCTGGCTGAAATGGTTACAAAAGCGCCAGCATTGCCGTTGATTGCTACCACCGTTCGCTTGGGTTGTCCGATTGTTTGTGCCATTCTCTATCTCCTTCTACGGTCGCCCAAAGACGCGCCGCATCGGATGTTCATCGTGCGACTGGTATTCCTCGTTGCCTTGTGCGGCTTTTTTCTTTTCGGACAGGTAGATTGCAATGGCTTGACGGCGCGAGGTCACCTTCGGTCCCGACGTCGAACCGGAGTGCAACTCTCCTCGCTTGTACTTTTGAAAAACTTCGTCAAACGGCATCGGCTATTGGCGGACGTAATTGCAGTTTCCGCAACGGAAGGCTTTGACGGTTTTGGATTCTGGGAAAAATTCATTGCAGCAGCCAAGTTCGCTGCTTACGCCGCCCGATACTTTCACCTTGTGGCAGTCGGCGTCTTTCTTTGCCCCTTCCAGTTCCATGTAGCCTGCCGCACTGGCTGACATGCGAGTATCGGCTTTCGAGCCTGGCCGGCCAAATACCGAGCGCATGGGATGCTTTGTGTATTCGCTCATTTGTTGGCGTTTACCGCGAATCTGGCTTTCTTGCCCACCGCGCCGCTATCGTGATAGTGTTCGCGCGCAAATTCCATTGCGCTTTCGCCATGTTCTTTGGCGATGCGGGTGAGTGAACCTTCAGTGCCCCGCGCCTTCATCGAAGCGGCTGCACTTTGCAGCCACTTCTTGGGCCGGCTGGTGATTCGCTTCATCGGATGTTCTTTCTCGCTCATTGCCAGCCTCCTCGATGATTGGTTCGATCTTGATTAGCTTGTGGGCCAACAGATACTCGACGGTGACGCCGAGCAGATACTTTTCCGAACTGCCGTGGAGTTTGATCTCCCCGGCTCGCCAGCTAACCTTGTGCAGTCGATCGTTGGCCATCGAGAATTCCTGCATCTCGCCACACGGCTGCCATCCCACCATCTTTGAAGAGTTGCCGTACTTCGTCGTCCGGTGAAACCGGAAACCTTCCTGTCAGTTGTAGGTGAGGAAGGTCTTTGTGCATCCAGCAGGAGCCGCTTGCCAGCCCGTAGCTTAGAGCGATCTGTGCGATGGTTGCCCACAGTGGAGACCCTGGCCGCCATCCTGGGATGGGCAGTAAGGAACGGGGCACGCAATCAACGGCTAAACCCATCTCATGCCAGGAATGTCCCGGCGGGGCGTTGGTTACCACTGCGCCTTGGTCGATGACGTTGCCATTCGCATCGCGGCCTTTGAGCCACAGTGCTTGCTGCTGGTTCCATGAGCGCAGACCTTGCACAATTTCAAGATGATCGCCATTGGTCTCGCGCTGAAACTCAGCGTCAACTAAGCGCACCTTGTCAGCCAGTCCCGGGCAAACCGACTGAAGCCGGATTTCAGAAGCGGTGTCCATGTTTCTAACGCCAGAGAATGTGGATGTGGCGGGAGACGAAGGCCCCGATTTCAAGCAGGCCGACAGCGACGATGCCACCAACGATGAATGTAATCAGCAGTACCGCTCCAGCCGCCTCTTCAATTCCACGTACGTCCATTAGCGTTCGCTCCTGCGCCAGCCTTGACTGCGGTCCATCTCGCGACGATGCCGGCGGCTGCCAACCTTGATGGCTTGCGACGCGGCGGTAATCGTGCGCTGCGAAGCCAGCAGCGGTTCAGCGTTCAATTGTGTCCAGCCCTGCTCGCCAAACACGGAAATATAACCGCCAGGGGCGAGCTCGAGCGGCTTCGTCACGTGCTGCTTGAAGCTGTAGCGGTCACAATTCACTTGATCGTTAAACCAGCGTGGGGTGACGAAATCGGAAACCAGCACTCCGTCGATCTGATAACCAAGGCTGTCGGCTTCAACTGCGTCTGAAACCTCAAGCGCGTAGAAGCGGCCGTCGGCTGCCTGCTTGGAGGTGTCAATCCAAGAGTCGCCCAGCATCTCAAGCAGTTCGTGCGACAGCGTGACCGTCCACTGCGCGCCTACCTGCTGGTCGAGCTTGGCGAATATCTTTCCCAATGGCGTACCTTGTGAGCTCAGTTCGTGGTAGCCGAGCGCGCCAGCCTGGTCGGGATCATCGAGCACGACGATCTGCCACCAGCCAGCGGTAAGCGGCAAGTCTTTGTGCAGAAAAACTAAGGTGGCGTCTATGTCCCAGTAACCGCGGAAGTCGAGCGACACCTGCTTCTGTAGAGCAGGCAGCACGTCACTGACCTGCTGGTCGGTCAGAACCGTCGACTGATTGGTGATCGCGATTACTGGGATAGCCATATATAGATTTCCCTTCGAGATGGACTTACCGCGAGACGAACGCTTCTCCAAGGGCGTTGCCGAGCGAACCCAGGAAAGATGGGCCGTGCAGCTTCAATTTGTCCGAACCCGGTACAGGTTTAATGGCATGGTTGTAACGGGAGCGGAAGGTGCGGGCATTGATTGGCTTTGCCAGTTCGACCGCCTGCGCAGTCTTTCCCGCCTTGAGCACCGGCAAGAGTGCCGCAATGCTTCCCACCTCGCTGATAGCTGCAGCTACCGCTGCCTCGACCGCTGCCTGGGAACGAGGATTTGCAATGTGCAACTGCGGCAGGATGGCATTCAGGTTCTGCTGAGCTACGGCCAGCGCCGATTCAATCTTCGACAACACATCTTGCTGCGCCTGTAGCGATTGAGCCTGATCGAACTGGGTAATCAGGGATCCGACGGTCTGCAGTGCGGTGCTGGCTTGATTGGAGTAGTTCTGAATGGTGGTCACGTCCGACATGGGAACGTTCTTGTCTGCCAGGGCGATCAGCGGCACGATGTTAGTCACCGCTGGAGTCAAGGCGGATACGATCTGCAGGGCTTCGTTCACCCATCCAGTCGAGCAAGCGACTGTACTTACGATCATTCCGAGCGCCAACACTGCGGCGCCTACGCGAACTGTCATGCTGCGCATAAGAAAAAGCTCCTTGAGTTGTATTTGGAATGTTTTATTGTTGCGACGGAAGTGGCGATTGCTTGAGGTACGCAAATGCCGAAATCAGTCCGTTGAATACGAACAGCACCGCCATCAGTTTGAGCGTGGGCACAAGCTGATTGGAGAAATTGAAACTTTGCGGGCTGATGGCGGAGACCGAAACGCCAGCCGTAACCGCCGACGCGCCTCCGCCGATAAAGGCCGCTCCCAATCCGTGTGCCCACTTGATCGCGTTTTGGTCGCTCATGCTTAATCCCCGTTGACAGGCTTGCCGCCAAGCGCGACCAGCCCTTCTTTGACCCGGCCAATGGTTTGCCACTGACGATTCTGTTCTTCATCCACCTTCTCGAAGGTGTCGTCGTGCACGTTCAGGCGGCGCTCGTGCTCTTTCTGTTTCTGAACTACGCCACCATAAATAAACGCCGCAGTGAGAAGGTTGACTAGCACCAGAACGATTGTCTGTGACCAGTTTCCAGTCATCACGTCAACCGCAATCGTTGTCATCATCCCAGTCATCCCAAAATGGAGATGGAGTAAGTGGGCAACCTGGCTTTAGTACACGAGTGCGCTTACGTTGAGTCCGGCGAGCGTGTCCGAGGTTTGGTCGGTGTAGGTAATCGAGATGATGTCGCCCGCAGCTACGGCCACCGTGTGAGTTGAATCGCTGCAACTGGTTCCGGTTCCGACGGTGCAGGTGATTGAGGTCGCGCTGCCGTTCTTGTTGACTGTAACCGCTCCGCTCGAGGCGTTGGTTCCGGCTGCGGTTGCGGTTACCGAGAGTCCCTTTATGAGCCCAGCGCGCGGTATTACCGTGCCTGGAAAGGTAGGAACCGAAGCCGCTGAGGAGTTGCAAACAATCGTAGCCTCGGTAGGGTCCACGCCCACCAGTCCATAAGTTCCCGCGACCGCGTTGGCCACGCCCGTGCAGCGCCCGTTCAAAAAGATCACGCCGTTGGCCAGGTCATAAGCGGCGCCATTGTCGTTGGCCGCTTCTGCCACTCCGCCATCACCGGAAACAATGGCTACGCCAGCATTATGGGCATTCGAGAAGCTAGCAGTGAACGAGCAGGCGTAAGGCCCGAGCGCCGGGCCAATTGCGGCCGCCGGCGAAACCACAGAAGACGGAGTCACGGTTTCAGTGTTTGATCCGTCAACAATGGTTACCGGAACGTTGGTCGCAAAGGGAAAAAACTGATGCCCAGAAGTGGTCGCGCCAACGGTATTGGATCCAGCGGCCGGAGGGACAGTAGGATTGAAGTAGCAGAAGTCAGGCGTAATGGTTGCCGTGCCGGAAGCGATGGTCACGGTTGAGTGGGCAACCCAGTTCCCGTACAGCGAATTCTGGTTTTTGATGGCGTTGGTCTGGGCCAGGGAGGCCGAGACCATCGCCAGGACACACGCGATCGTAATCAATGCGTTTTTCATTGGTCTCCTCTTTTTCGTTTGGAATTGGTGAATCGAAACTTGGTCATTCACTGCTGCCGAGGCCTACGCTCAGCAACACAAAGCGGAATACTTCCATCATGAAGACGGCGTCGGCTAAGGTCACTTCGTTATGAATCGCCTTGGTCTGACCTTCTTTGGTCTGCCATAGCACCAGCACGTCGTCCATTTCTTCGACATGCTCGAGCGCTTCAATGAGTGCGGTATGCGGACTCTTTCTCTCGTCGCTCACGCTTGTGGGCCTCGCCTGCAACCGTCTTAGTCATCTCCAGTCGAATGAACAACGACTTGCGGGCAACGATGTCGTCATCTTTGCCCTGCTTCATGAGTTGCAGGCAGTGCACGTCACCGGTTATCGAGCCGTCGAGGTAAGCCGTGACTTCGTAGTCAGTGACTGACATTCTGGCACCGGAAGTGAGTCACGCCGCTTTTGGCGTCGACCGACATATCGAAATCCTGGCAGTCGCAGTGCACTTTCCCAAGCTTTACCTTCACCCGGCAATCATCGAAGACTGCCTTGCCAAACTGTCCACGCATGATGTCATTCTCCACTGGCCGTTTGGCTGCGCACCCAGCCAGTAGAAGAATCAACGACAGTACTGCGAGTTTCATACGGCACTAAGGCTGGAGATTCGAGACAATGCAAGGTGTGCTGAATCCGGTGGCAACGGTTTCTTTTGCTTTCGGCGAACACGTCAGCGTGAACCCAGAACCGTCGGCAATTCCGCGTGGTCCGGGAACTCCCTGCGGCCCCTGCGGTCCGGCTGGACCAGTTGGACCCTGAATCCCTTGCTCTCCCGCTGGCCCAGGTGCACCTTGCGGACCGCTGTCGCCTACTGGGCCGGCCGGTCCGACTTGATTTACGGCCACATAAGGTGCCCCGTTGATCGATTCCATCAATCCGCTGGTATCGACGGCGCACTCAATCACCGCATTTGCGGCCGGTGCCGGACAATTAGCGATTGGCCCAGTGGTGTAGGTCGAGCTATATTGCGCGGGTACGCCGCTCTGGGCGTGGACGTGCTGCGAACGCACGGCAATCACGCCAATGATCGCGAGTGGAATCAGAACTAGGGGAAAGATGTTGGTCAGTTTTTTCATTTGCAATTTCCTTTACGGATAAGGTCCGCCTGACATACCGCAGGTTGTCGGGCAGGTGTACTGCTGCTCGCCGAGCGCCTGATCGATCTGCGTAATTGATGACCCTAAATCGGTGTTGTCGGAAGCATGATTGGCGCCACCGCTTGCGAAAAACGACGACGGATTCAGCGCAAAGATGTGGTAGTCGCGCGCCGAAGAGGCGAAGTCAGGAACATTGTTGGCCTTGCCGCAACCAAGCGTTCCGCAGCCGATTAACAGGTAGTCTCCGGCAAGTCCCATGCATCCGGTGGAGAAAGCCTGGTGACAATTGAAAGCAAGCCCCATCAGGTTCGTGACCGGTGGACTTACTCCGTTGTTCGCTCCAGCGACGCCAAAGGGCGAGTTGTATTCGGTCCACAGTTGCGGCGTCTCGTAAGGCAAACCCGGCGCGGCGACGACGTTATGCGTCCACACTAGCGTCAGCGGATCCCAGCAGGTCTGTTCAGCGGATGTCTCTTCCGTCTGATTTGGTGCGCACCAGAAGAACCCTTGATTGCCGCTCGTGACCTGTGGCGTCTGAATCGAGAACACATTGTCCTTGATCCACCAGTCGCGAATCATGGCGATGTTGTTCGAGTTGTCGTTGCCAAAGACGCGGAAGCGGGTAAAGGGAACGCTGCTGTAGTAAGGATTGGTGTTGGTGTAATCGACAAACGCCGAGTTATGCTGCCAAGTGATGTTACGCGCCCAGCCGTTGGCGTTATTGACCACGCATCCGGTGACTGAAGCGGCGGCAGTGAGCGGCACGGTGTACTGAAAGGTCCCGCTGCTTAAAAGCGGATCAGAGGTAAGCGATGGCACCTGTGCCGGCGCACTTACATCCCATGTGGCATCCGAGCATCCGGTCACGTTGACCCAGTCGCCCACCTGGAAACCCACTCCGCACGGACCACCGCCGCCTTCAAGCGAGGCTACGCAGGAGGGACTGACCGGTGTGCAGCTCATGGTGGCAAGCCCGGCGGTTTGCGTTCCAGTGCAGTTGTAGCTCTGGCCGCGATTGGCGATCTGGATTATGTCCTCATGCGTACATCCGCTTTGCGCTCCAACCCCACCGCCCCATGCTGTACCCGTCCAGCAATTGCGTCCGAACCGTGTCGGATCGCCAATGTCATAAATCAGGTTGCCAAAGAACATGTAGTGATGGGTTCCATAGCTCGGGCTGTCGGTCGTAACTAACTGAGAGCGCGTAGGAATGTAAGCCAGCCCAAAAGCATGGCGGAAGATGTTGTTGACGAAGGTGACGTCGTGCGACTGCGCGCCAATATGGAATGCTTTGCCGTTTCCGTTGTTTGGGGTTTCATTATTGCCCAGGAGAAACCCTTGCTGCTCGCCAGCGCCGCCTGAAGAGTTCTGGAAGACGTTGCCGCGGATGAGCGCTTGGCAGACGTTCTTGAACTCCATGTTGTTTTTCTCGAGGTACTGGAAGTAGCGTCCAGTTCCGCCGGGAATAAAGCCGCCCGAGTTCATCGACTCGAACGGATTTTTGGACAGCCAGTTGCGGCGAATTTCAAAGTCGCAGTAGTAACCGTTCGGCAGTCCAGACACGACTGGCAGGTAGGAGAAGAAGATATTTTCCGCCGTGCCCTCGATGTAGTTATCGACAATCTTGAATGGCCCGGCACCGGAGTTGCCAGAGATACCGTGCGACTCGGCGCCGTCCTGGTGCACGTCGCTGATGCGTGAGTTCGTTACTCCACAATAAGAGCAGTCAAGCTTTACCCCAATGCCAATGCCAGACGCTGTGCGCGCTACGGTCGGAAACGAGTAGCCGTGAATATAGACGTGGTCGAGGTAAACATGGCTGGGGTTGTCGCAATTGGTCACCCCTGGCGTCCCGTTGCAGTTCGCGACTGACATGGCCGGGACCGGAGTCTGTGCTTCGCCATTCGGCGAAAGCTGCACGGCCACAAAGGTAACTGCAGTGTTGGTGCTCGCGGTCCGCAGTTCCGCGTCAGAGAGAAAATAGTTATGGAAGTTGTTGGTGTCTCCAAAGACGATGTCGCCTGATCCGCCAGTGGTCTGAATCGTCCACAGGTTATTCGCCGTCTGGTCCGCGATGATGTGATTAAAGTGCAGCGCGGTTCCATTCGATGCGGTTGCAGTGTTTCCGAAGGCTTCGGTATAGGTATTGACCGTGATGCGGCAGGTCGCACAATTGGTATTCGATGTGACTGAGGCCACGTACCAAGTCGTGTTAAAGGCGTTTGGATCAAGCGTGATGCACCCAGAGCAAACCGAATCCACAATCTCGAAACGATCATTGGCTGCAAAGTTTGGATTCGAGGCAAAGTCGATGGTTAGCGTGCAGACCGCTCCGGTAGTTCCACAGCCCGAGGCTGCAATCTGTTGAATTGCATCCTGGCGCTGCAAAGACATCACGACGCCATTCTGCGTTCCTGAGCCAATCGCAGGTACCAAGGGCAGGTTCGCATTGCCACCAAGTCCAGGCTGGCCACCGACCCAATTAGGAGTTTGACCGAAGCAGGGAAAGTTAGGCAGTGGAGCGCCGCCGGCTGATTCCGTGGTGTGAGTGTTTTGCTGCTGCTGAACGTAGGTGGTGCCGTTCCAGGCATAGAGCGTCCACGACATGAGGCCGTGGTTCTTTACGTACTGGAACACTTCTTTGTTTTGGTAGACGCCATTTGAGAGCGTGTACTCGTAATCGTTTTCAATGGTCGGAGCAAGCCCGATCGATCCACCCCAATTGATCATGGTGGGGCCGGAGGTCACAGTGTGCACGGGGCCAAGATTTACGCTGGCAGTTGTTCCTGGCAGTTCGCAGTTGGTGGTGCGAATGAAGGTATTCGGACCGGGCGTGTCGATGGTGATGGTGGACCCAGGAATGAAGAAGCGTGGCATGACTTGCACGCCACCGGGCGTCGTCTGCCGCTTGTAGGCGTTTGGATCGACGAAGCAGGAAGAGAAGCCATTGGCTTGGCAGGTCGCTTGGTCGACCGTGTCCCCGTCCTCGGTGATGTAGTGGTAGATGCCGCGATAGTCGTAAAGATTTAAGTCCCATGGATTGCCGGTGGCAGACTTGATCTCCCAGAATTTCTGGCCATCGGTGTCAACAAAGCCGTAATTAGGATTTGATCCTCCGGTAAGGTGCTTGGTGGTGCGGGTTGAAAAGTTCGCCACCACCCAGCTCATCAGGTCTTCGGGCTGGATGTACTGGAATCCTGTGGTCGAAGGAGAGGAGCAGGTTGGCGGCCCACAGACGGTAAATTGTCCGGTGTAGTTATGATCATCGGTGTTCCAGAGCGATGCCAGATCGCCGACTGCCGGCGCAACCGCGGCCGGGTTCATGAAGGTTACCGTGCAAACGGTCGTGCCGTTCGAAGTCGAGCACACATCGCCATTGGACGAAGCGATGTTGTAGGTGCCAAACATCTGATCGCGCGGCAGTCCAGTCGCGGGATCGGCGTCAGGCAAAGGATTATCGGAGCTGATCCAGATGCAGGAACTCGAATTATCGCCGCTCGTTTGCTTCAGGTTGACGTAACCCAGGGTGCCGATGTTCTGCGACCACAGCGACCCGTGCGGCACCATGATGTGCGAGGAGTCATTGAAGGACGTGCGGCAAGCTTCGGTATCGACGATCGCGGAGTTTAGTCCGGCGAGTGAATTCGCATACGGTCCCTTGCTGGTGCCGTGGCAACTCCACGAACTGGTCAACAGGAACGTGTTGTTGAAGGTAATCGGCGTGCCCGGAGAACTTTCGTAACACTCGCGCGCGTTCGCCCAGCGCTGCGGCAAAACTGGAGTCTGGCTGGTAGCTCCGGAAGCAACGTTGATGGTGAATAGTTTCGATCCGGAGTGGGAAGCTGCATCGGTGACCGTGACCGTGAATACAGAAATGCCTGCTACGGTCGGCGTCCCCGTAATAGTTGCGGTAGGCGAGGCGCTATTGAGCGAGAGGCCCGAGGGAAGCGTTCCTGAGGTAATTGCCCAACTGTAGGGCAAGGTGCCGCTCGAGGCATTCAGGTTAGCGTTATAAGGAGCTCCGACCGTGGCCGAAGGCAGCGAAGAGGTGGTAATCGTCGGTGCGGGTACGCAATTCAGTGTCGCCGTTCCCGAGATTGCCCCAACAGTTGCAGTGACCGTTACCGTACCTGAGTTTGTTAGCACGCAGCCGAATGGCTGTGGATTATTGGCCAAGCCAACGGTCGCGATGGTCAGATCGGAACTGGTCCAATTCGCAAGGCTGGTGACATCTGATTGTGAGCCATCGTTGAATGTGCCGGTGGCAGTGAAGGTTCCAGAATTACCTTGCACTACGGTTTGCGATTGCGGGGAGACAGCAATCGATTGCAAAAGAACCGCAGTAGTGCAGAACTTGGCCGAGGATCCCGCAAGCTTCGCCGAGCCCGTTACTGACACTTCGCAGGCAGACTGCGCCAAGGCAAACACCGGCGCAAAAAGCAGCCCAAGTATGAGTAGTTGCTTTCTCACAGAAGCTGTAGCGAGCAGATCAGGTTCGTGGCCGTCGGAGTGTTGGCTGGCGTGCTCTGCAGGTCAAGTACGTCGCCAGCGGCAACCGTGAAGCTGTGCGTGGTGTCATTGCAGCCGCGAGAGTTGGTGCTATTCAGGGTGCAAGTGATCGCGGTCGCAGAAGTGGTGATTGCTGAGTTAGTCGAGGCCAGGCCGTGCATGACCACGACCGTATACTGCATCGAGCCGGACATCGTCTGATTGATCCGGCACTGTAGGTTCGATACCGTGCCCGCGCGGGCCACTGGCCACTGAGTCTGCGGTTCGGCGCTATTTACGTTTGCTGGTCCCACGAACGAGACAGCAGAGTTTGAAACGTTCGAGCCGCCAGTGGTGAACGGCATGATGGTCGCGCCTGAGCCACCGCCTGAGGCGGAGATTTGCAGCCCATTAGTGGAAGAGGTCAGGCTAACGCCAGCACCCGCGGTAAAAGGCACGCTGCCAAAGTATGCAGTGCCATTTGAGTTGATGGGCAGCGCTACATCCGGCAAAATCACTGGAACCAGGGACGCGCCGTTATATTGCAGGCCATTCAGCGCAATGGTGGGCGTGGAAGAACCAATCGAGAGAATGGTGGTTTTGTAGCCGTTCGTCGGGCTTGCCCACAGCGTGATCGTGCAGGCCGACGAACAGGTCGCTAATACCAACGCGCCATCGCTCGAAGCTCCTAATGTGGTGCTGGTGGTTACCGAGACCACGCTCGGCGAGCTTCCCGAACTCCCGCAAGTGCGGTCGCCTTTGATCAGGGTGCTGCCGTTACAGGAAGCGGGGTTTGAAACTAACTGCGAAAGTGGCAATAAAGCACTGCCATCCAGTCCAGCGATCCCGTTCGCGATGCCCTCCTGGTCGCTGGTTTCGATCATGCCATAGTTCAAATTCCCAAACAGCGCCTGCGGCCTGCCATTGAGTGAACCAATGAGCAGCGTTCCAGTCGGGGGCGCGGTCAGCGAGGTGTTGTCCCCAAGCGTCAATACCGACTGCAGTCCGACCCCATTTACCGTCAGCGAGTTGAAGATTCCATTACCTAAGCCATCGAGTGTGGCGTGGGTATCGCAGGAGTTGCCGCTACCGGTGTAGTAGGCAATGCAGGGCACGGTGCCAAACGGGCCGCCACCGCTGCCACCGCTGGTCGCGAGTCCCAATACCGTCGCTTGGGTGAAATCGTAAGTACCCAGGAAAGTAAGCTTTGTACCGACCGGCTGATTGAGCGTCTGACTCTGCGTGGGATTGCCGAAGATAATTACGAATCCCGGCGCGGCCAGCGCGGTATTGCTCGGCATCGCAGTCGCGAGATTGAAGGTGCCAGCATTGGACAGGATGTCGTACTGCTGGCTGGGCTGCATGGGCGTGAGCGCGTCTTTCATGGGCGTCACCGTCCACAAGGTTGACGCCACTCCGCCGCAGAGGATCTTGTCGTTCGGGACTACGTCGCCCGTGATGATGCCGGTTACCGGATCAGGCTTGAGATCAAATTGCTGTTTGATCACTACCAGCGAGGAACTGGCCAAGGTGGGAAGATTGCTGCCACAGTTAAAAAGCTGGAAGCGCAGGAAGGAAGTCAGCGAAGCTGCACCTGATCCGTCGACTAATTGCGCGGTTACAGGGACAACTTGGGCATGGAGGAACAGGGAAGAACAAAACAGGACAGATAGGAGGGTAAGTTTCTTCACTTATATTTCTGGTAATCTTTGGTCACAGGTTGAGCCGCAACCTTTCGTCGCTACTTGCCCTTTGTGCCAGTCCTCAAATCGGACGGATCGTTCGGCCCTCAGTTTCCGCCGATATTCAGCTGGTGGGGTGGCCGGACCACCCTGCCGAACCTTCGAACTTTCGCGGCTTCGCGCCATATTGCGGTCGCGCATCCCTAGATCGACTTTTTGGGATCAGGCTAGTCGTCCAACCTGTACGTCGGCTTTCTGTGACCAAACCCGCGTCGGTCGCCCCGACTCATTGGCCGATCTCAAAAGACCGGACAATGGCTCTGGCGATTCTCCGCGACCTCCTTTCCCGCATTTAGCGCCGAATTTGACTGCAACCACAAAAACTTGTCGGTACCTGGTACCTGCTGCTGTACGCCATTTACCTGCGCGACTTTGGTGTCGCGTCCTCGCGCTCCATGCGCCGGAACCGGATAATGCGCGCTGCGGCTTCCTTGAACATCACCGCTGACTAACTGCATGACCTTGACGCTGCCCGAGCGTTTCGCTACCCAGTGCACCACCTCGCAGACAATCGACCATCCCGCCTTGACCCAGCGTGCCTTTTGCTCGCGCACCAACTGGAAGGCTTTCTCCAAGGGAATATGCTCGTGGTGTCCACAGTTGGGCTTTCGGTCGCAGTGCTCTGCTCGGCGGGCTTCGCGTTTGGTCAGATGGCAGACAGTGAGTCTCATTGGCAACCTCTGGGAAGGAAAGTAGGCTGGATGGCAGCTAGAGACACTGCGGCTGGAAAGCGATTCGGTTTAAACCGCGCTTCTTTTCCACACGGCTGCGGTACCGTGCTTAGCTCCCAACGCGAATCGGAAGGCTAAGTCCGCACGGCCAGCAGAGACCGAATCTGCATGCTGGCCGCACGTCTCACATGTAGGAGATGGATACAGGAATACGTGTACGACAACTAAGCAGAGTTGTCAATAACAATTCAGGTGTTGAAATGTGGGCACCAACTCACAAGTCGCGCCTTAAAAAGCGCTGCGCGCGGAAATTTCGCGTGGAACGCACTTTATCGTGAACGGTTCGTTGTCCCGGATGCGCGTTGTAGCTGTCTCCCATATTCAGCCACAGCGTTCCGTCCGCCCGTAAAACCCGCCGAACTTCCGCGAACACTTCCCGCATGGTGGAGATGTACTCGTAAGGCGTCGATTCCAGCCCGATCTGGCCTTCGCATCCGTAATCCCGCAATCGCCAGTACGGCGGCGAGGTCACGACACAGTGAACGGATTCCGAAGGCAACTCGCGTAACAGATCCCGCGAATCCCCGCAGCGAATCTGCACCATGTTTTCGTCGTAGACAATCACTTACTTTTCTCTCCATCGCTCAAGCACCGCGGGCATACCAACCTGCCACTTTCCGCGGCGTTTGGGAATTACGTGGGCCTCAATCAACGCTGCATTGCACCAGCACTCCACCGCTCTCCGCTCCCGCTTCCACGCCCACACCCGAACCACAAACACCGGAATAGCTTCCTGAATTACTTTGCCGTGCTCGTTTCGCCTAGGTAAGCCGAGCACATAGTTCACCAGGTCCGCGATCTGCTCCGGCTTGAGTGTGGCCGATTTCATTTGCCAAATGGTTCTAAAGCCGCTTCCAGTTGGTCGCCTATTCTTGGTGCGATGAAACCACGCTGCGCCTTTAAGAACTCGGAAGCATGCTTTGCAACTTTCGCCAGTTCACCTATCTGGCGGAGCGTGAGTCTGCGTTTCCTGGCCATATAACGGGAACCAGAAAGCAAGCACGGTCTGCATTTGGTGCGCCCAGGAAATCGGGGACGAGTACAGGTTTGGTTAGAGCACTTCATCAGTCCAGACCCTTGACAAACAGGAACCAGATCAGTCTGCCAAGCAGGCCCCAAAGTTCTCCGCGTGAAACGTCCATCGAATATGTGCCAGCAGAGCAGGTGTCACAACGCAGCAGGCAGCGGCCGTGTTCATTGACGATCGTGATTTTCATGCGGGAAACTCCCGCACCCGAAGCCACACTGGCCAGTCGTCCATCTTTCCGCCTTTGCGTGTAACTGAATAAACTGGGAACTGTCCAAGCCAGCAGTTAGATCCCACCTGCTTCATAAAGAACTTCGCTCCCTGTTCGGAGCACTGCTTCATCAGGTCAGTAGCCCACTTGATGTTGAATTGCCGCGCACCAGGTCCGCTCTCTCCACCGCAGATCACCCAGTCAATGCCTCGAAGAAACGGGGTTAAGTCGACACGTTCCAGGAGCGGTTCCACGCTCAGAAATCTCACCGCTGCTGGCGTGTTTAGCAACAGCGGGATACGTTCATCGGCGTACTTCTGCGATTCGACTGAGGTTCCAATCCAAACGTGCGACATAGGCCAGTGGAACTGCAGTTTGATTCTGATACTCGGGATATTTACGCCACTCGCCGCAATCGCCATCCAGTCATGCATTCTGTCCGTGCGCTTGGTCAGTACCTGAAACACGTGCTGCTGTGATCTCGCGATTACGTGAAAGACCTCGGCAATTAGTTCATTGGTAATAGCTTCATGAAACAGGTCGAACATGTCGCCCACGAATATCGTCGCTGGCTTCTTGCGCCTCAGTGGCTCCTCGAGAATGCGCTGGTCGATGAAAAACTCGTGCTCTGCGAGGTGTGGAACTTCGAACGGCAAGCCCGTCCCAAAGCGCTTGTTGATCACCGAGGCATAGCAGTTCTTGCAGCCCGGCGAGATGCGGGTGCAGAACGTGCCGCTGTGAACCGACTTACCGTTGGATTGCGTGCCAGTGCGCGGACGACCATCTTTCACGAGCCGCGCGCGAATCGGGTTCCATGTGAAACCTTTGGTGCCTGGTCGCTGTACCCACTCTATCGTCGTGGTGTTCATCGCTCCACCCTCTCTCGCGCCTTGAAACTCAGACTGCGCTTATTGCCAGTTCATCACATTGCGACTTCGACTATCCGCCGGCACTCGCAACGAACCACCCTCCGGTCAGTTTCTGATTGCTGGCGCCAACCGCTCCCTCCGCACCGCTGACAATTGGGATCGCTTTCGGATTTAGTTTTGGTCGCTATTGGCACATGATCGCGCAAGGCCTTGGCCGTGGGAAAGAATTCGCAGCCGTCAATCGCCCGATCCACCGCCTTCTCGGTCCGCTCATATCCAAATTCGCCGACCATGTCAGTCAGTACGCGCTTATACTCCCGCGCCGTGCCTTCTTCCATCACCATCAGCGGATATGCTGCCTTAAGCCTCTTCAGCAGACTCGCTAAACGCTCGCTCAATGGCCTCATTGCTTTGTTCGTTACGTCTTTGCCCATTCCTGTTCACTCCGTAGCTCACGATTGGCGCGTTCCGCAGCCAGTTTCTGAACGTCGCGTCCCAATCGACTTTCACTCCGCGTTGACCTGGAGCCGCGAGAAAGTGATCGCGGAACTTTTCCAATTCGATCCGAATATTTACTCCGACTTCTTTGGCAATGCGATGGTGTTCAAGGTTGGGTGAAAATTCAGGCGGGAGGCGTCGAGCTCGTGCGGCAGGCGCGGAAGCGCTACCGGTTATATTTGTATTTACCGGTTCTAACCCGTTCTTCCTTATTGCGGGTAGTGATTTGTCATCCCTGATGTCATCCCTAGAGCCTGCAGAGGTGACACTATTACGTCGGCCCGGTGTCACCCCTAAATCATTTACAGGGATGACATTTTGGCTACCCTGATCAAGAGCTACAAATTGGTATAGTGTGGTCTGATGACCACCCCGTGGGCGAACCCTTCGGAGTAAGTTCTTCCCCTCTAGTTGGCCGAGGATGCGAGTCGCTTGGCGCTCCGACATTAAGGCTTCGCGCGCCAACGTCGGCAAGCTTGGCCAACATACCGCCTTTGCGGTGTTGTGGTAGTCAGCCAACACAAACAATAAAAGCTTTTCAGACGGAGAAATATTCTCCGTGATCTCCTTCACGTAAGCCGTGGCTTTCCAGCTCAATTTTCCAAATCCCCATTCAACGCGATTTTGCCTGGGTTTCATTTCGGGAAGGGGTGGCAAAACTGGGCGTGAAAGGACCACCCCGCATCACTCGTCTCAGAGTTTCCCTTGTGTGCAACGCACTATAACCGAGGATTTTGTCTGTGCATGATTGTGGAATGGGAAAGTGATTGAATATACGTACTTACCCTGTGCAATTTTTTTCTTGACAACCATTCAGAGTTGTCTTACAAACGCTGTGCACGTCCGTAAACACCATGCCTGAGCCGTTGATTTCCGATTGGGAAGAGCGTTCGCTTGGCCTACTGGTCGATCAAGCCACCCGCGACGGTAGGCGCATGATTCGCCGTCAAGTCAAGCGAAGTCGATTCTTTTACCGGCTCGGAACGCTGGCGGCATGGATAGCAGCTTTAGCTCTATGGATCGGATTCTTCTGCGCTTTGGGATGGCTTTTTTGTGTGGCCATCCCCTGGTGCGCCCAAACAATCTGGCAGATTCTGCAGCACCTCTAGGAGTAACCACTGATGACCACCAGCCTAGGAAGTGAACTATCACGTCTTGTCACTAATATGCGATCGAACCATCTGACCATGCGCGAAGCCGTCACCGCATTGCGCAAGGAATGGATCACCGCCACCCTCTCTGAGACCCACGGCAACAATTGCCGGGCGGCGCGGAGTATGGGCATCCACCGCAACAGCTTAAGCCGTATGTCGCAGGTGCTTGGAATCGATGTCAATTCGATTCGGCAAGCCAGATGAATCCCGGCTTTATATTCAAACGCCGTTGCGTGGTCATCGCCTCTCTCAGCGGGAAAACGGACCACGCCGGACAGGAAGTGTGGGTGCGGGAATGCTCTCTGCATCCGGAGGCTTACGTCGATGAACATACTTCGCGCTGTGAAGGATGCGAGCAGGAAGGGCGTTACCGGGGCTATCGCCCTATTGCTGTCGCCCAAGGAGCCTAAGGAAAACCTCCTGACTTCAAGGAACCGCATCATTCCAAGTGAGCACGCGGTGTGGTGCTTCTCTTGCCGCGCGGTCTCTGATGCCTTTGGGGATAGTTGTCCCAGTTGCCAGCAATCGGGCACGTTGATTTCCTTGTCGCGCTTACTGATGCCTAGTCCCGAAAGCGGTCGCGTGGACTTCATTTGTGCGGATTGAGCCTTTGGTAATTTCTCCCAAGAAATTAACACTTGACAACTATCGTTGGTTGGACTAAAACAACCTGTGCACGGCGGTAAACAACTAATGAGTGTTCTCACAATGGCGAAACGGGAAAACATGAAGACAGTGTTCAGCCTGAAAGAGCATCAGATTCAGAATGCAATTCTCGATCTCCTGGCGGCCGAGCATCTGTTTGCCATGCGCATCAACACTTCCGGGCACGTGATCCGCGAAGCCAACGGGCAAAGACGCTTTCTGCGTTCGCACTCGGGCGGCGCAGGCGTGGCTGACATTGTGGTTTTCATTCCGCTACATGGCGGGGCGTATACCAGTGTGCTTTGGGTTGAGGTGAAGCGGCCAGGCGAGAAGCAAACGCCAGAGCAAGCCAGCTTCGAGGAGCGGGTACTTGCGGAGAACCACTACTACCTGGTCGCGCATTCTTCCGACGAAGTGCTCGACTGGTTGCGCCATTACGGAGTCAAGCGATGAAAGTTATTTTGCAGACGATCAAGTGGCGATTGGGTGTCGATTTTCCGCGAAACCGTTCAAGTGAGCCTGAATTACGAGTACAAGGAGTAAGGCCGTGACCGACGCAGACCGCGAATTTAACGGACGACTAATCGAGGACTTGTTCCGCTTAGGTGACCGAGTCCTCGCGCAGTACGGAATCGGGCTGGAACGAGCTGTAGTTCCCGTAATCGAGATGGGCCAGCAGAAGAAACCGCAGGCGACGGATTGGAGGCGAAAGTGACAGAGCGTGAATGCTGGATTGATGAAGAAATGTGCAATGCCGTGGATGCTGGATGCTTCCTCTCGCTTGATGACCCAGAATGCCGCGCCTATGCCGAGCGGGGATGGGAACGAGAACTCGCGCGGCGCACTAAGGAAACATTCGAGACAATTCGCCAAATGACGCCGGAACAGCTTGATCGAGAGATCGACAACCTCGAGGAGTTGGTAGTCCGAGCGATGGAAGGCTGGCGGTGAACGATTCCGAGCTGATGCGCCTGAAACGTTTGTGCGATGAGCACATGAAGTGGCTGCTCGATAACACCGAGTCGCTGCGCGAAGCGGTGGTGCTCTGCGAGGCTACAGCCGACGCCATACGCAACGGAATTGCCTTATGCGGTCAGGTGGTAACCGAAAAAACAGGCCAAGCATGAAATCGAATATTGCCAATGCGCTTTCCGACCCGCTGCTCAGTCAGGCTGAGGTGTGCGCGGTGCTGGGTATTTCGCGGAAGACCTTGCAGCGCCTGCGCAAAGAGCGGCGGATTTCGTTTGCGCGCCTAGGACACCGCACCATCCGCATTCGCCAGTCACAACTGGAGAGTTTGATTAGGGAGTCACAACTATGAGCACACAAGCAGTGGAACCAGTTCACATTGAACTTCCTCAGGTTAGCGCCCGCCCCACGCGCGAAGACTGGCTGGAACAGAGACGCAAGTTTGTCGGTGGCTCTGATTCAGCCAGTCTGTTTGAGGAGGACAGCAAGTATGGTTGCTCGACTCGGCTGTTCTTCGATAAGTCCGGACGGAAACCGGACTACCCGCGCACTCAGCGCGAAGACGACATCCTCAAGCGTGGCCGGGTCTGGGAATCGGTGGTAGCCAATTACTTTGCCGAAACCACAGGTCTCAAAATCCGCCGGCAACCGACGCGGGTTTCAAAAGAACATCCGTTCATGGGAGCGAATCTTGACCGCCAGATTATCGGAGTGGCTAAGGCTGATCTTTTGGCGCTGTGGCCAGATGCGAAGCAGCTTGAAGCTTTGGCTGATCCTCCGGGGCCAGGTTACCTCGAGTGTAAAACCACCAATGAGTGGGAATTCAAGCGCATGATGCAGGAAGGCATCACCACTGACTACGTCTTCCAGGTCAATCATGGATTGGTAGTCACCGGTTACAAGTGGGGAGTGTTTGCCGTACTCGAGCCCACTTATGGCCAGTTCGCAACCTTCCCGGTGGTCTTCATGCCATCGCTCGGCGAAGAGCAGGTACGGCGGTCGGCGGAGTTCTGGGTTGCGCTGCAGACGGGAAAGGTTCCCGAACCAAAAGTCAATGACAAGCGCTGCAAGAGTTGCATCTATCGGCGTTCCTGTCCGCGGTCGGCGCAGTTACTGGCCGAAGCCGACAAAGAGTTGACCGCCGAAGGCTACGTTGCCGATGACTCGCTGGCTGAATTGGTTTCCGATTACCGCGAAGCTCTAGCGGTGGCGGATGAGAAGTCGGCTACGGTTGAAGCTATCAAGGAGCGCATCAAGGAAGCGATGGGCGAGCGGGAGAAGGTGGAAGTCCCGTCCTGCGGAGTCCGTATCTCCTGGGCAACGGGCAAACCACCGATGCGTTGGGACAGCAAAGCCTTAGAAGGAACGGTCAAGGATCTCAACCGCTTTGACTTCCCAGAGTATGCGGTGTGTGAATTTGGCTCGCCAATTTGCGGTCAGCCCGCCGCAGCCATTGTCGAAGTAAAAGACAGCTTCCCGCAGCACCTGCTGTTTGCCTGTGAAGTATGTGCGATTCGCGCACAGAAGCTGGCATACCCGATAGTGGCACGCAAGGGAGTAGCCACGATGGTTGCAAACTGCAAACGAGCTGGCGAACCCAGCAGACCGTTCAAATTTATTCAGGTATGAGTCGCCAATGCGACGGGAAGATTCCTTACTCGCGCAGTGAAGCAGAAGACGCTGCCGAGAGGATGGAGGCGAGGTCAGGCGAGGCATTCAACGCCTACAAGTGTGCTGAGTGCGCAGATTGGCACATCGGCCACACGAAGTTTCGAAGGGAGCAAAGCAACATGGCCACTACAACCGCAATAGCACCTACGTCGACGAGTCTGTCTCAGCTTCTCGAAAAAAGCAAAGATCAGATCGCCGTCGCGCTACCTCAACATATGACTGCGGAGCGAATGATTCGCGTCGCGATCACTGCGATCCGCAAGCAACCACGTTTGGCGGACTGTTTCCCGCTTTCTATTATCGGATGCATTATCGAGTCTTCCCAGTTGGGACTTTATCCCGACGGGATATTGGGCGATGCGTACCTGGTTCCTTACTGGAACGGTAAAGCGAAGCGACTCGAAGCCCAACTCCAACCTGGCTACCGCGGGTTAATAAATCTCGCGCGTCGCTCAGGACAGGTATCTGCCATTTACTCTGAACCGGTCTACTCCTGCGACAAGTTCCGCGTGGAGCTTGGAACGGATCACACCATTGACCACGTTCCTAACTACGACGATCCCAAGCGCGGCGTCGAGAAGGATGAACTCGGAATCCCGATAGGGTTACGAGGGGTGTATGCGGTGGTGAAGTTCAAAGACGGAACTGCGGACTTCGAATACATGCCACTGCACCGCATCATGGAAATACGCAACAACTCCAAGTCCAAAGATGAACACGGTAACGTTACTGGTCCTTGGTTGACGCATTTCGAAGAGATGGCGCGAAAAACGCCGATTAGGCGGCTAGCCAAACGTTTGCCGCTCTCTCCTGAATTCCAGAAGGCAGCCATTCTCGACGAATACGTCGATGCCGGTAATGCTCCTGACCTGGTCAGCGAGATAGACGCTACCTCAGAAGTAATGCGCACGGCAACTGAGATCAGGTCACGGGAACTCGACGAGAGGTACAAAACAAAATCAAGCTCGGAGGGTGAGGGGAGTGGCCACCCTCCGCAGGCCCGGGCGTCAGCGGTTTCGCCCATGGCGGAGTCGTCCGGGCCGAAGACTTCAGGCGCCACATCCGACAGCAGTCCATTCGGGCACGAAGGGCTGTTTGAGGAAGAGCAGTAGACAATAGAGTTCGGCTCCGGTTCTGCCTTGAGCGCAACTCGGGCAGTAAACAGCAGAAACACCAAGCGCCAGATGGTGGAACCGGAGTTGAAGAAAGGAGGTGCCAATTGACAAACACACTTGGATGGAGATTCGCCCTGCTCCTATGCCTGTTGTCGAGTTCCCGCATGCTTGCACAGACGGGACAAACATCAGGCGACAGGACGCAGGACACGATTGCAGCGAACTCAACCAAGATAGTCCCGGCCTGTAGGCCACGTACCAGAGCGGGAATTGAAGACGTGGCTTTCTAGCGCACTGCCGTAGCACCCCAGCCGCTACGGGAATGCGCCTTAAACGGAAGAGGTACACGCGCAGAGGAGTGAAACGGATTGATCACGCGGCGCTCATAACGCCGAGATAGCGGGTTCGACTCCCGTCTCTGCACCCAACCTTTTCTCGAAGGAGCGAATGATGATCAAGGAAGCAGTTCAGTATCTCGTCACTCTCGGCGAGACCAAGAAGAACGTCGAAATTATCGACCATGAAGGGCGTAGGTACACGGATCGCTCAATTCACGCCATGACGGAACCTGTAGTTTCGGCCATTAAGGTTTCTACCCTGAGCGGCCTATGCGATTTAATCGGCAACGATTGCAAGGTCGAAGGATTCTCTTCGGATCACTACCTGGTTCACGTGGTCGACCACGAACACGTGCAGGTAATCGCCAAGAGATCAAACCACTGGAAGCAGCGAGAAGTGCTGGTCGACTGTACTCCAGAAGAGACCAAGCAGTTCGTCTTCGGCCAATTTGTCCCGCACGAGCAGTTCACGATTGGGTTGTTGTCGCAGTTCAAAGACTCCGGGGATCGTGAGCATGTGCTGAAAATCTCTTCGAACGTCACCAATGAGGCGGTAGTGGTCTCTGCTGATGACGGCATTTCTCAGCGGCTCACAGTGAATCAGAGCGTGGCACTAAAGAGCGAGGTGGTGGTCCGTACGGTGAAGCTTGCCCCTTGGCGCACGTTTAACGAAGTGGAGCAGCCGACATCGGAATTCATCCTGCGCGCAAAGAACGACAACAACACGACGAAGCTGGCTCTGTTTGAGTCCGATGGCGGTCGCTGGAAGCTCGAGGCGATCGAGAATATCGCTCGCTATCTGCGGCAAGCGGCGCCAGAAAAGACAACGGTGATCTCGTAACCCATGACCTACTTCGCATTCTGCCGGCATCAGTACAGCTTCTGGCTGCAACTGGCCTTAATGAAGTACTACCGATGCCGGCTATGTGGAGACGTGATCTCAGAAAAGCAGTATTTGGAAGTCAAGCACGAAGTTCTCCGCGGGCCAGTGACGGTCGAGCGGAAAGGGACTGAGGCTAGCCTGGTGCCGACCGCTATATCGGCCACGTCACTGTGAATGGGCCTCTTGAACGCGCTCTCCAGTGGCAGGAGAGGAGTCCCGGAAATTGTTTTCGCTTATGAATGATCGAAAAAAAATCGGGACTATTATCCGGCGCCGCCGCGAAGCCAAGCACCTCAGTTTGCGAGGACTCGGGAAGCGGACCGGCATTTACTACAACACGCTTTATTCGCTCGAGATTGGACGCGGAAGACTGACCACAGCGCAGTTGGCAGCACTGGCAACGGTCCTGGGGAGCGATTTACTGAAAGAAGTCGTGGCCGCCAGTCGGCCATCCAAAAAGGCGGTGGCACGGTGAGCCAAGAAAACCTATTCAGCGAAGAGCTAGAGGCGGCTGTCAGGCAACTGGTAGATGCCGCCATCGCGCAAGCTCGTATCGAGATGTCAACGGTGAATTCTCCAAAAAAGCAGACCGACATTTTAATGCACGTGTTTGCGCACCTATGCCAGCAACTCGTTGCGTCTGTTTGGAGTGGACTTGAGGCTAGATTCAAAGATGAGGCCAAGGAAGAAGCCAGACGGCGAGTGCTGGCGGTGTTTGATTCCTTCATCGAGGGAAAGCGGTGAAGTTAAAAGCCAAACAGTGGTGCCCGATCCACCGGAGGAATTCTGGTTGCTGCGGCCGCATTGAGCAAAAGGCCAGCCCGTATAAGTCGAAGTGGGAGACGGTTCGGCCAGGGGTAAGGAGAATCCGCGACGAACACGCTCCCACTGGTTGGCGCTGGAAGCTTTCACAGCGGGAACGGGAGAAGGTCATTCTCCGGAAGTTGCAACAAAACGGTGGGATTTGCGGGATCTGCGAGAAGGCAATCGAGGACATGAACGATGTGGTCCCAGATCACATCATCCCCAAAGGAATTGGCGGTGGTTTTGCGGATGACGGGGAGAATGGATCAAACCTGCAGCCAGCTCATTCCTGGTGCAACCAAAAGAAGGGAAGCATTAGAAATTTCAAGTTGTAGAGTGTGCCGCGTGGTAAGCCTGTTTCGCTTGCGGCAGCGGGTCCACCGTGACGAACGGCGAAACGGGAAGCTGGAGGAGCGGTTGTTTTCGGCCAGGAAATAGCCGCTCTTTTTGCAGAGTGAGAGGGCTAGGGGGAGAGCTAAGGTGAAGCCGCTCACGCATGGTTCGCTTTTTGCCGGAATTGGCGGATTTGATCTTGGCTTTGAACGGGCCGGAATCAAGACGGTTTGGCAGGTAGAGATAGACCCATTTTGCAGAAAGGTGCTGGAGAAACATTGGCCAAATGTACAACGATTCGGTGACATTCGAGAGTGCTGCGGGCTTGTCTCGTGGGGGCTTACCTGTGACTGCGGAAGAAAACACCACATTGACCGACCAGACATCATTAGCGGCGGCTTTCCGTGTCAGCCATTCAGCACTGCTGGCAGAAGACAGGCACGCGATGATGATCGATACCTCTGGCCGGAAATGCTGCGAATTATTCGAGCATGTAGGCCCAATATCGTTGTGGCAGAGAACGTTGCTGGCCTCGCTCATGAGTTCGACTGGGTTCTCGAAGACATACTCGCTTCGCTGGAAGCCTCAGGTTACGAAACGATCCCGCCGCTTATGGTTCCAGCTTGCGCCTTTGGTACATGGCACCGCCGCGACCGAGTTTGGATTCTTGCCCACCTTAACCAGGGCGGCAGAAGCGCCGAACAAGAACAGCAACAAGAGACGCGGCCCAAAATCCTACATCGAGATGTTGCGATTCATGCCAACCCTGATCCCCAGGGACGGTCGGACATTCAAAGGCGCGAAGAGAACACCGAAAGCACTGGGAACAGAACCCCTGTGCGTGGAACTAGGTGGGACTCCGAACCCGGAGTGGGCAGAGTGGTACATGGGGTACGAACCCAACTGGACAAATCCAGAGTAGAAAGACTAGGAAACGCCGTCGTCCCGCAAATCGCGGAGTGGATTGGCCGAAGAATTGTTGAAGTAGAAAGTAAGCTACGTGACTAGATCGGAACCAATCACCCGTCTGATTCGGGCAGCAAGAAGGCTAGCAACCCAAAGCGACCAGTTACTCGGAGCATTCGTATCTAGTGACGGAACGCCTAGTAATCCGCTTGCCGACGAGGTTAGAAAGTATTGCGAAGAACTTTGCGCAGCGAGCGCAGGGAATCAGGAGGAGCGGGGCTGACCAAATATTTCTCGCAACAGAATTTTCAGGAGAAAAACGAGATGGAAACTTGGATTACTGATGCAAATGGCAACAAATGTTCCGTC